ATGCGAACTCAAATTATCAAAACGTACAAACCATCCGAAATAGATGGTCGTGCCCGACTTGTTGAAATAGATATCCATATCGAAGGGATATCCGATTCGAAAGACATCGACAGATCGATTGAGCAACTTAGAGACCTACAAAGAGATATCCTAAAAGAAGAGATGCTCCAACTCATTGAATGGACAAATAAGGATATTGAAAATCTTCTTGTAAAAGTACATGTAGGGAAAGTTATTGGTGTAGCCCGTATTCCAAGATACAAACCGAATAGTCAGGAGGCTAATTCCGATGTTATTTCTGTAGAAAAAAAACAAAATGGTCATAAACTAAAAAAGGACAGCCTTTCCCAAGTCTGTTGTGATCTATGCCGATACGGGATTCCCAGTCTTCGGGATTTCATTAAAGAAACAACTTTGTCAGACAAAGACAAACCCGTAAATGATCCTCGAAGTAAATATGAACAATCCAGGCACAGTGATGAGTAAGATTATATTAGGTCGTATAATTCTCTACGGATGGGCATTTAGCTGGCTGTTTCTTTTTGCCGGTTTAGGGACAATGGAATGGGCTATGGAAACAGGAGAACCTGTCTTTTTGAAAGGTCTTCTGATGTTTTTGGTCTTTGTTTTTTTCACCCTGCTCGCTATCCATTTTCAGCAGGAAGCGGATAAAGCCTTTGAAGAGTTCGAGCAATGGTTTGATCGGACCTTCGGGAAAGAATGATAAGTAATCCATGATTAGTTTTTAGGTGACAGATTGATTTAGGTTCCCCCCCCTTTGTGGGTGGTCCCCGGATGGTCCGATGTTTGGCGGTTCGACTCCGCCACGGGGAACAGTATAGAAAATGAAAATGAATAAGAATATGCCTCAAATTTGGAATAATATGGTAGTGGTTACAATAGACGAGCTGATACCGACGTTCTTTCCTTCATGGGAGGCGTTAAAGCTCAAACTTTGGAGAGACTCAAAAAAGGCTTTTGGGATCAAACGCGCTCAGAGAGGTGGCGGTTTAGATACAAAACTTTTGATTGATTTTGACACTCTTCCCGAAGAATGGCGTAATCAATTAGGTGATCCCCGCAAGGTTGATTGTTCCCTGGAGTTGTTTTTCTGGGAGGACAAAGAAGCAGTCACATTCTTTTCAGAGATATCACCCAGTAAATACGGAAATATAGACCCGGAAAGGCAGAAAGAATATGTTCTGGATGCCAGTGTTATGAGGGCGGCCATCCGTTGGCGTGTTGCCCATACTGAAGAATGTATCAAACGCAATGTACCATTAAAAAACACGTACAAGTTATTATCCACAGTCGTGAATAACTTCAATGAGTTCCGCTCATTGAAGCAACTTCCCTTGCATAAACTTCCCTCTAATCACATATCATTGAAACGGAAGATCGAACGGTTTGAGAAAGAAGGTTATAGCTCGATGTTGAAAGGCTACGATAACAATAATCGCGGTCAGGCTGCCGAACAAACCCGCCTTTTGCTGGAAAGTATGTTTACCCATCAATCTTTTAAACCGAGTTCCGCCGAAGTTTACCGCCAGTTGGACGGGTTCCTGTCTGGCTATGTTCAGGTAATCAACAATGAGACCGGGGAAATCTTTGACCCGAAGGACTTCAAACGCATAAGTCAAAGAAGCATAACCATGTTCCTAAACTCATGGAACAGTTCGCTGGCCACATCCCGGAAACGAACAGGGAACCGTCAGATACGCCTGGCGCAGTTCGTACCGTTCGAAAAGCTGGCTCATCCCCGCTTTGCCGGATCGATCATATCAGTCGATGACCGCCAGCCTCCTTTCGAATATAAAAAGGGTTCACGCATGTGGTTTTATCTTGGCGTCGACCTGGGTAGTGAAGCGATCGTGACCTGGGTGTACGGGACCAGCAAGGAAGGGATCATTCTTGATTTTTATCGCCAGATGGTCCGGAATTATGCCATGTGGGGACTACCCCTCCCGGCAGAGATCGAATGTGAAAGTAACCTGAATGCGGATTATCGTGATGGCTTCCTGAAAGAAGGCAGCATGTTCCAAACCGTTCGGATCGAGGCCAATAGTGCCCGAAGCAAGCGTTGCGAAGCCTATTGGAAACCGATACGTTACCAGTTGGAAAAACAACATATCGGCTGGATCGCGCGTCCGTTTGCCCGTTCGGAAGCCAACCAGGCAGGAACGGATAAAAAAGAGATCGTTCCTTACGAAAAGCTGGTTGAACAGTGTTTGCGGGACATCGAGACATGCAACAACATGGAATGTACCATATACCCCGGGAAAACCCGCTGGGAAGTCTTTATGGAAAAGCAGAATCCGGACAACAACCGCCCGATCAATTACAAATCCATCTTGTTCACCCTTGGATATAAAACGGCAAGCAGTTGTAATAAAGCCGGTCAAATCAGGTTCCGTAAAGATATTTTTCTACTGGCCGATAGCGGCGAGCTGGTGACCGGTGAAAGGCTGATTCGTCACATGCAAGTCCTTGCCGGGAGGGACATCGATATCTACTGGCTGGATGACAACAACGGCGATGTCCTTGCCGCCGTAGCTTGCCTGAAAGATACGACACGTGTGGTCTGTGAACTCGTAAGACAGCCGGAAACAGCACGTGCAAAAATCGAGGAAACGCCCCAGCAGGCCCGGAACCGTGAACTGTTTGCCCGTTATCGTGCCACGCTGGAAGGTTACAGCCAGCGCCGTTACCATGCAATAGAGAAAGTCACGGTCATAGACAACCGGGATATCACCCTGAACAAAAAGTTCTCCATTTCCGGACTGAACCGTTATAAGGTCCCGGAAACGGAGGAAGAAACCGAAATCCTGAAAGAGGTCGAGGAAACGGCATTTGAAGGGTATTCGAATCCTGTTCAAAGGTCATACGTGAGAGGACTTAGTGAAAGATTTTAACGACAATAAAAATTACAACCATGATAGAATTGACAGAAGATTTTAAAGTGAAAGTATTGGCCGCACTCACAGAAGCACGCGACCGTTACGATGGCAGCGACGCCAACTTTGCAAAGAAATACGGTATAAACAAAACGGTCTACAGTTCACTGAAAAAAGGTGAGACGGAGAAAAAGATATCCCCGGCCAAATGGCTGGAACTGGGGCGGGTCCTGGGAGTATCACTTAACGAACGCAAATGGAATATGGCCCGGACCGACGTGTTCAATATGATTGAGGATGATGTCGTATTCTGCAAGGAGTTCGGCAAGTCCATGATGTTCGTGGATGAATGCGCCATCGGGAAAACTTATTCGGCCCGTTACCTGTCACGGACATTGAAGAACTGTTTTTATGTCGATGCCAGCCAATGCCGTCAGGAACGCGCCTTTATCAAGGAACTGGCCCGTTCTGTCGGTGCTGAACTGGAAGGAACCCTGGAAGATATCAAGGCATCCACAAAGTATATTTTGAACATCCTTCCCCGTCCGATCGTGATTATAGATGAAGCCGGTTGCCTGTCCTATTCGTCGCTCCAGCTTCTACATGAGTTCTGGAACGGTACACAGGATACATGCGGATGGTATATGATGGGCGCGGACGGTCTTCGTACCAAGTTACAAAAAGGCAAGGGAAAGTCAAAGAAGCAATCCTATAAGGAACTGTTCAGCCGTTTCTCCAGCAAGTATAACCATGTGGTCCCTTACAACCCGTCTGAACGCATGGATTTTTACCGGAAACTGATCCGGGATGTCCTTTCGGTAAACGTAGCTAACAGGAGCCTTATTGACCGGATCGTCACCCGCTGTCTTGCAACCGACAGCCAGGAGGCCGAAACAGGTTTACGCCGTGCCGAATCATTATTAATCTTAATGGAGGAATAAGGATATGCCTCGCAGATTATCAGTAAGCAATTTGTACAGCCAGAAATTCAAATTCATGCCCTTTACAGGGGAATGGAAAAAGATACTGGGAAATCGTGAAAGGAAAGGCTGCTGGATGATTTACGGCAATGCGAAAAACGGGAAAACGTCCTTTGCCCTACGGCTTGCAAATTATCTGTCTTCCATCGAAAAGGTCCTGTACATCGCGGCGGAAGAAGGCTATGGATATTCGTATACATGGGCTGTTCAAAAAGCCGGCATACGGGAAGACAACAGCGCATTCCATACGCTGGGTTACCTCCCTATGGAAGAACTCAGGAAAGAACTGGAAGAAAACCGGAAAGCGGAAAAAATCGTCTTCATAGACAACCTGATCGCCTATAAGGACGAATTGAAGGGAAACGCCATTGTAGAATTACTCCGTCAATTCCCTGAAACGCTTTTTGTTTTTCTGGATCATGAAGAAGCGGGGGAACCGGCAACATCGGCCGGTATCCTTGCCAAAAAACTCTCTAACGTGTATGTGCAGATAAAAGGCCTCTCCGCATTTGTCACGGTTCGCGGCGGTGACGGTGAAGGAGGCCGGATAGACATTGACGAAAACAAAGCGGCCCTCATTCATGGGGAACGTGAAATCAATTAAGGATATGGCAGCAAAAACAAGAAAAAAAAGGTCTACCCATGCGTTGTTCTGGGAACTGTTAAAGCAGACGAAAGGCTATCAGGAACAGTACAAAGATGTCATTAAAGAAGGACTGGTCTATAACTACAGTGGTGGTAAAACGAGTTCACTTTCTGAAATGTACTCTAAATATCCGGGTGAATACAGCCTGATGATAGAGGACATGAAAGGTTCCGGTAAGCAGAAGGCGCAACGTTACGACCAATCCCTGGATAAGGAACGTAAGCGCGTCATTGCTGCGATCTGTGCCTATGTAGACAAATGCAAATATGTTTTCCCCAGCCCTGCGGCGAAAGTTGAATATGCGAAGGCTATCGCAGCCAGGGCCGCGAATTGTGCCTATTTCAATGGTATCCCCCTTAGTCGTTTACGTGCCGTATATGCGGAATGGCGGAACAAGAACGCCGTGGATATTACCGGGAACCCGGAACTGGATTATATCATAACAGAAAACTGATAAAATGCCTCGTGTCAAACAAGAGAAGAAAATCCCGACAGCCTCCCAGCGGGAAGAGTTGTCGCGGTTGGAACGGGAAAGCGACCGGATACTCGACTTGCTTTTTGACGATCCGACCAACCAGGAACTACTGGACGAACTCAACCGGATAGATGTCGATTACGTCCGTCTGTCCGGAGAAAAATCAATGGAATATTAACAGCATAAATATCAAAGTAACATGTCATTAGATTTAAGTAAACTGTCAAGCAAGGAACTGAAAGAGTTGCTGGCAAAAAAGAGAGAAGAAGAACACCAGGCGGCACTGAAAAACCGTGAAGCCTATGAGGGTATTCGTGCCGAACTGGTGCAACGGGTTGAGAACAAGGTCCGGGCAGTATGTGAGGAAGTTAAGGGACTTCATAAGTTTTGCGTGGATGAACTGGGCGCATTCCGGGATACGCTCGCAGAATACGGCCAGCTTCGTAATCCCGGCCAAATGAACTACACCGTGCAGGAAGGCAATTTCCGGATTGAGGTGAAAACATGCAAGATCAAGAAATTCGATGAACGTGCCGATGTGGCCGCCAGTCGCCTGATCGAGTTCCTGCAAGGTTGGATCAAGGAAAAGAAAGACGGGACGAACGATCCGATGTATCAATTGGCAATGACCCTTTTGGAGCGTAACAAATACGGCGATCTCGACTACAAATCCGTCAGTAAGCTGTATGAATTGGAAGAACGTTTCAATAACCCGGAATACAGTTCCATCATGAGCCTATTCAAGGAATCCCATTTGGTCGAAGCCTCTTCCACGAACTTCTACTTCTACGAGAAAAACGATCTCGGCGTATGGGTGAGACTGGAACCGTCGTTCAACCGCTTATAAAAGTCAAATCCGTGACACTGACCCGGGGACACTGGATATATGTCTGCCCATGCGGCTTTCAGTATTCGGTGAGCTGGGTCCCCAGGACAACAAGCAAACATGCTCTGTATTGCTTTTACTGTAAGCAGCAAAACGGGAAATATTACAAGGTTATGGATGAGAGACTGGAATTTACCGAGAACTGGAACGGTAAGCTGAATTGTAGCACTTTTACAACCATGAGGCTGCATAACCCGCAAAAATATTGTGTGGGAGCCATAAAGCAAATCTACCTGAAAGGGATATGGAAAGGTAACGCAAAGGTGATAGATGTAAAACGCATCTATCTGAAGGACATAAACCTTTATGTTGCCAAGCTGGATACAGGCTTGCCGATTGACAAATGCCGGGACTTGCTCCGGAACATGCACAAGAAACGCCCCATAAACTGGGAAACTCAGCTAATAGACCTGTGTCTGTTGGAATATCAGAAAGAAAGCAAAGAACCTACATTATTTAAAGAATAACATTATGCACAGTTGGTTTACATGCCGTATCTCCTATGAAAAGGTACTGGAGAACGGACTACAGAAGAAAGTAACGGAACCCTACCTGGTGGATGCCTTGTCATTTACCGAGGCAGAAGCCAGAATCGTGGAAGAGATTCGTCCTTTTATATCCGGGGAATTTACCGTTGCGGATATCAAACGGGCGCATTACAGTGAGCTTTTCTTCAATGAAAACGGTGATCGCTTTTATAAGGTCCGTATTTATTTCATAACCCTGGACGAAAAGAGCGGAGCGGAAAAAAGAACCCTTACCCGCATATTGGTACAGGCTTCATCCTTGAAAGATGCCGTCGCTATTTTTGAGGAAGGCATGAAAAAAACACTGGCCGATTACAGGCTCATAGAGGTCAGTGAAACCCAGATCATGGATGTTTTTCCCTTTGACGGGGAAGCCGGTCAAAAGGATAAAACGAAGAATCCCCCAGAAAACAATGACAGCAAGTGAATTTTACTCCATAAGATGGCGGTCCGGTATGCGGATCGCCATCGGAAACCTGCTGGAAGAAGTCGTCTCTGTCGACTTCAAGGATCGCTGCATTGCAATCGAAGACAGGAAAGGCTTAGTTTGGATCAATAGTGAATTTGTAACATTAAAACATCCTCCAATGAGTGAGTTAAAACATACCCTGGATATAACCCCGCCAGCCGATAAACGGCTCGTGGAAAAAAAAGCGGTCAGAAACCTCGAATGCCCTACCTGTCACGGGACAGGCGGTTTCAAGGACGGAAGAGGTCATAATGACGACCATTATACGGAATGTGCCCAGTGTGACGGAACCGGAAAAGTAAAAGCAATCATAACAGTCGAATGGGCTCCGGATTACAATTAAATAAAAAGAACATGGAGAAAACAAAAATCTTATCCTGGCCGGATTTTTATCGGGACCGGGTACGAAACAGAGAATACGATGAGTATTTCCGTAAGAAATACGCCCGTTTCTTGACAGAAATAATCTTGAACATTAAAAGACTTAGTAACCTGATGTCTGGCGAAGTCGTGCTAAAGGAAGAAGGTTGTGGCATTGGGAGCGTGGTAAAGAACCTGTCGCAGTTTTATCCTAAACTGGCCAAGGAACTGACCGAAGAGGAAATAAATGAAAATGCTGGTGACGTTACCAAGATTATATTCGCGGACCTGGATTCAGGAATATTAGATTTATGCAGAGATAACACCCGTTTTATGAACCTGGGCAGATACCTTGGAAAGGTTCCCCGATTTTATACCAGAGAAAATATCCTGGAAAAGAAATTCTTTGAACCCGGAACGATGGTTGTCACACATGGAGTATTGGAACATTTTTCCGATCCGGATATCACCCGCATATTATCTACCTACGAAGATTCTTGTGTGTCCTTCCAGGCCCATTATGTACCGACATCCGGATATCGGAAACCATCGTTCGGCGATGAACGTCTCCTTCCGGTTGATTACTGGAGTTCCTTGGTGAAACCGGACTACTACATCGTCGATAACGACGGGCTGGATTTATATATGTTTAAGTGTGGTGAACAAATTAAAAAAGCGGTATGACAATAGAAGGTTATGAAAAGGCCGGTATTATTCTCGGTCGGATATCTCAGTTAAAGGCATTGAAGAAACGGATGGAGGAACACCCAAAAGCAGGAGTAGGAATGATAGATTCCCGTGGCAGTTATTTCGAAGTCACGGAGTTTGTGAAGCCTCATGAACTTAGTGATATGTACATCTCACGTGTCCAGAAACAGATCGATACGTTGCAAAATGAATTTAACTCGCTATAGATATGACGGCAAAACGTATTTCCCGGCAGATAAAGCCGGACACGGCAAAAAACGCATCGTCTTTGGATGACATCATCCAAAGACAGATGTGGCGGGAAAAGAGGCTGATCCCTGTCCGGATCAATAAAACGACAATCGTATTACGAAATAGAAAATGATACGCAAAGGAGACAAGTTTAAGGTACATTGGAACGGGCATACATGTTATGAAGGCCGAATATACCAGGTCACTTCGATTATACATGACTGCACATGTCCCAATCCAAACTGCTTCGTAAACGGTAAATCGGAAGTTCCCCGCAGACCCCACGCCCATATCAGGGCGGATTTGATTAAATGCCCATACCCGCAAATGGAGATGAGAGATTTTATCTTTAACGGGATCGATGAAGAAACGTTGATTGATATTGAAAATTCAACTTATCACCTGGAGATCGTACGGGAAAAAGGCGATCAATTGTCATTGTTTTAGTTCTAACAGATAAAAATAGTTTATTAATATGAAGAAGCAAAGCTGGAAAATGCACTTCTATAAAGGAGTCCCCTGCCGATGGGACGGAGACCGCTACGATGAAGAAAGGGATAATTATATTTTTGAGGCCGACCTGTATATCTCAGGTTATGAAAGGGGCCGTTCTTCTGCGGTCATGCTTCTTGTCCCATTTAAGGATAAGAATAAAGATTTCTTTTCCCATAAATTCCATTACCGGGTATTTATGAGTGATATCGAAGATATTGTAAAAGGAATGGTTAGGGGCCGGATAAAAGGTTCTTTCACCTGGGTAAAGAAAGGTTCCGATTATGGGATTCAACTGGTTAAGGTAACAGACCGAAAAAATGGAAATGCAGAGAGTTGTATTGGATGAGAACGTTATCCCGCCGATGACGCATCCCTGGGGACAAGTATGGAAACAACCGGACAGAAACAATCTGGTTCTTGATGACAAATATGCCGTGATGTATAGACGGGATTTTGAGATGTTGCCGGATTACACCGGTTCGGAACCAACCGGCAAGTATAATGGTAAAATGTGGAAGGCTCAGTATGACTCTTGTGGAAATCGTAAATGGTATTTGTGCTGGTGTCATGATGAAAATACGGTATCACAGGAGATATACATTTCATATAGAGAGATTTTGATAATTGATTAAGCGAAGATCATGGATAAAAACAAAATAGCGGCTATAGTCGCGTTTATCTTCATTTTGTCAGTGTTTTGTCTGGCAGGATTATTCCTGTTAACAGGTTCTGTCATTAAGGCTTTAGGCTATATCCTTAGTTTTAATACCAAATGTGCCTGGTCTGAAATGAGAGATGTTGCTGAAAGTGTAAAATCTTATTGGTTTCAAAATTAAAAATAACTGAGTCATGGCAAATATATTGACTGAAGGAGCGGAAATGCTGACGAGTTCGCTTGTTTGGGGAGGAAGGATGACGTTCGACCAATTAAATGAATTGGATTGGCTGAAAAATAAGTCATACTATGGCATCAATTTATTCATCCAAGAAGCTGAAAGAAGAAGATGGATAGGGGCTATCGACAAAGAAGGAGAACCTACTGTTTATTATGCTACCAGTAAGGGTCGTAAAATGTCAAATGAAAGAGAATAATTAATAACTAAAAAGAACTGAAGCAAATGAATATAGGTTTACTAGCCGTCGATAGCACTTATCCGAATTTGGCGTTGATGAAGATCAGTGTTTATCATAAAGCACGTGGCGATAATGTCGAATGGTATAATTCTCTTTGTTCGTACGATAAGGTATATATGGCAAAGGTTTTTTCATTTACTCCGGATTATGGGTACTATATCACCGCTGATCAGATCGAAAAAGGAGGTACCGGTTATGATATAGCGAAAATTTTACCAGAGGATGTAGATCGATCTTTTCCGGATTACAGCTTGTACGGTATTGATAAAGAGGCTTACGGCTTTTTGACACGTGGATGCCCGAACCGATGTAAATGGTGTGTTGTTCCGACAAAAGAAGGAAACATTACTCCATATATGGATATCGAAGAAGTTGCCGGAAATAGAAAGCATGTGATTTTGATGGATAACAATGTTTTGGCTTCCGAATACGGATTACAGCAGATCGAAAAGATTATTTCCATGGGGCTACGAATTGACTTCAACCAAGGGCTGGACGCAAGGTTAGTTACCGATGATATAGCCAGGCTCCTTGCTCGTGTGAAATGGATAAAGCGTATTCGCTTTGGATGTGATACGCCGGGACAGATAGCAGAGGTTGAACGGGCTGCCAAATTGATTGATAAGTATGGTTTCAAAGGTGAATATTTCTTGTATTGTATCCTGATGGACTTTAAAGAGTCGTTTCACAGGGTTAATTATTGGAAAAGCATTAGCCGTCGATTTGTACCGCATTGTCAACCCTTCCGAGATTTAAACAACCCGCGCCAGATCATCCCGCAATGGCAGAAAGATATGGCACATTGGGCTGACCGGAAGGAACTCTACATGAGCTGTGAATTTAAAGACTTTACCCCGCGCAAGGGGTTTAGATGTAACGAATATTTTATAACACAAAATTAAAAAGTTATAAATAGAAAAAGAGTAGAAAACACAAGAGTTTTCTACTCTTTTTCTATTCGGATAAACATTCCCAAATAAAATTGGCTAAAATATTTAGAGCTATTGCCGTTAATGCACTAATAAAAATAGAAAGAAGAGGATATCTTTTAATCCATCTCTCCATCCTTAAAGCAAACGGCTTTCTTATCCTTTTTAATTCATGTTCAAATAAGTGAATTGTTTCAGCTTGAATTTGTTTGCTCTTAAATTTTCCTTTACACTCTTCACAAATAATAGGTTGTTCAGTATTGTAAAGAATATCAGATCGTTTACCATTTAAATCAAATAAGCAACCTCTTGTATCAGGATGAATGAATTGATATACATCATCGCTCGATAGATCACTAATAATATGTCTTATGGCACAAATTTCATAAAGTTGCTTGATTATAAAATGTTCAATTGAAATGTTATCAGATTTAAGTATATCACTAATTCCACATAAAGAAATAACAACACATTTATCATTAACCCTATGCATATAGAAATTATCCTCAAATCTATATGGCATTACTGCTACTGCGTAATCAGAATTTGCAGGACAAGATATTAATGTTTTTAATCTTGATTTTGTATATTTAACATCAAGAAAGCCGTCTTCAACATCACTACCTGGAAGATGTTCAATACAATCTATGCCTGAAATAGTGAATAATTGAGACTTCCATTTTATAATAGAATTGAAATCTACTAAATGTTGTACATGTCCTAACCTAATTAAGGTCACTTTGTATTGCATGATTCTTGTTTTCATTCATTAATTATAAATTTGCATTTAAGGTTGATAATAAAGATTTTGTCATTATTCATATTTGCCTACAAATATACGTAAAAGTAGTTATTTTATTATGACATCTTAAATATCTACTATTGCAGATCAAATTAGTTCACCTGTATCAGAAGATTTATCCTTCGAAAAATTCTTTTTCCCGAAACAGGCTTTTTTATATCCATAAGTTGCATCGTATTGAGTATGACCGTAATTTTGTCATATAAACAGACAAAAGGAACATGTCTAAGGGTAGGAATAAGAATTTGATAAAAAAGAGGAACGAGGCTTTGATCCGGCGTTATTACTATTGGACGGAAGTTCGCCGCCGCCGTTTCGATGATGTCCTTAAAATCCTGTCGGAGGAGGAATTTTTTCTGTCGGAGGAAAGAATACTGTCCATAATCCGGGAGGCCGGAAACCGGCATGAAAAAGACGGTGTGCCGGTTCTTCAGTCGCCACACCGCCGTATGCCCCGTATTACGGAAAAACAGCTAAGCCTGTTTCGTTAAGCCGGTTCTTCATCCACGATACATTCATACGTGCTTTCATACACTTTTATTATGCCAGGCAGGCTGTACCATCTTGACGATATCCTTTCAAGGGTGGTGGCGTTGGCCGGTTCTATTTGCCGGATGACGGAATGCAGTTCCTTGAACATCGCGATCCGCTCTGAGGCTTTACCCGCCACCCCGCTCGTATAATGTGTATCGTCGTAACAATCCAGGCAGAGTTTTATCGTGATGGTGAAGGTTCCCCGCTGGTATTCGTCCGTTATGGTCTCCCAGGCGACTCCTTCCATGTTTATCAGGACGGCGGGGAATGTTACCGGATAATGGTCCTCTTCGGTTTGCAACTGCCCGTAGTCTTCATCGACCAGGCTGACGGACGGCATGTTTTCAGCTATGGCCGTCTGAATTTCATTGAATAAATCTTCCATAGTTCGTTTGATATGTTATGAGTTTAAAACCTTTCGTGTTTCTTCTTCCACGATATTCATTACTTTTTCATCCAGTTCCGCGGAATGGCCCATGAACCGGCGCTTTGGAATACGAAGGCGGCTTTTCTTTGTCAGGGCCAGCCTTTTCCATACTTCCGCCTCTTCACCTGCCTTTGCTGCCTTCTGCTTCCTGACCTTTGCGGAATCCCCTTTGGCGATCTTCGCTCCGGAAAAGAATTTGGCCCAGGCGAACTTTCTCATTTTGGGAGTCACTCTTATTTCCGCCCCGTTGTTATGATAAGTGGCATATTTGACATCCGTGGAAACAATCACTTTCTTGCTTTCAGGGGTGAAATGGATACTTTTCATAAGATGGTCCTGGCGACTGAGCAAAGGCCCGTAACGGTATTCGGCCCTGGCGGAACTTATTTCTTCACGCCGTGTTTTTTTCCATTTTTTCAAGCCGTTGTCGTTCCACCCACCGTCACGGAAATTCTTCCTGAAGTGGTTGACGGCCGCATTCCCGACTTTTTTGGGCAGGGTCACGTCAAGCAGCTTTTGAAAAGAAGCCTTCTGCTTTTCCAATTTACCGATCAATCTGTTAAAGTCACTCATGTTTGCTTTTGGTTTATAATAAAATATGTATCTTTGCCAGCAAAGAAGAAAGAGTATCCTACTGTACTGGGTTGGATTGCACATCCTTCACTAAAGGCTTTGGTTACTCTTTCTTTTTTATGTTTTCCACAATGGAATAGAACACGAGTTCCCCGCCTGTCATCTCCCTTATCACCGCAAAAGAAGGTTCACCATCGATATCTATCTCCACGTAATGGTATCCCTTCACCATCGGATTCCCTTTTTCATCGGAGGCATATTTGGCATAACGACCGTTTTTCAAGAGGCTTTCAATATTCCTTACAGCTTCGTTCTTCTCCATCGGAGATTTGTGTGGCTGGTTCAAAGCCTCTTTTATTCCTCCAACCGTAAAGGAAACAGGAGCTCCTAACCCGGGAGCCATGACCGTCTTTCCGACCAGATTCCCGACAGCCCACGACTTTATCTCCTGGCGTTGACTTTTTACGTCTTCCTTTAAGTTCCTTCCTTGACCGACCGTTTCTTTGGATATGAATTTCCTTACGGCCTCTTTCGCCCCCTTATAGGCATTTTGTATATACGGATGGGTATCGCTGAAAAGTTTCGCATCCTTTCCGGGGTTATTATCCAGTCCGGGAGCCGGGGCATATAGATTTCCGGTATCAGGGATATCCGTTTCTGCCTCGTCTGTTGCCTCCAGGCTGCATTTGCAATTCCACCTGTCCCCCGGACGATGTGCCGACCAGAAAGGATCGTCTATCGAACGGATTGTACCCCAAAATACACGGTGGTCCTCTCCGGGATGCACGCTCGTACTTTCCACCCAACGCAAGCGGGGAAGTACATCCTTATCCCGTTCGAAGCGTCTCCAGTCGCTTGCCTGGTGCGCACGGATCACAGCCGTGGCGTATTCCGTCTGTAACCATGATTCAAGGTGAAGCGGGGAAACGAACTTTTCCACGTCCCGTTTGAAAATGTCGAAAGGTTTCAACTGCCCGTCTTCATCCTGAAGCTGGGAGGCGATGTCGTTTTGAAAGCGATGCGCCTTGAATGCAGCAAAGACGGCATTGTTATAACGCAGTTCCCGATAGAATGCGTAATCGTCCTGAAAGGGGCTTCGTTCATGGAACCCGGTATCCGTCGCTTCATTAAAGGCCTTCCAGAACTCATTCCACAAGCCTCTTTCTATATCCGTCAGCGTGTTAAAATCCTTTCCGTATATCTTTCGGATCGCCTCTTGCAGAACTTTCCCGTCAAAAACGAAACTTTCTTCCAGGGTGTCGGCATACAGTCCGTTCATTACCATCCTAAAGCCCCCTTGCTTTTGGGGGCTTTTCCGAAAAAACGGGATGTCAGATTTTTAAAGAAGGTCCGTATCATTTTCCCCTTGACCGCCCTTTTGGGCGTGGAGCTCACGTTTCCGCTATTATGTTCCGTACCTTTCGTTTCTTCCTTTTTTTCGGCTCCTTTTTCCTTCAGGCGTATTTTCGTATCATCTTTTTCTCTTTCCCTTTCGGCGGTGATCTCATTGTAGTTATCCGGTTTATTCAGGCCGAACTCGTCATATAACTGGTCATGGCTGATCGGCAGTCCGAGTGAGGACAGCTTTGTGATGATATCGATTCTCTGCGTCTGGTTGGAATCTTTGGGAATGACAAACGAGAATTTACCACCTTTCACGTTAATGCCGAAAGATTCGAATATGTCGGTCATTTGATAATTCAGGACATTGAGAACAAATAGCTTATCCTGTGCCAGGAGCTTGTCTTCTATTTTTTTATGGACTTCGCCCAAAGCCTGCGTCCCTTTTTCCCCGGCTTCGGTAGTCAGCGTGTTGCCCAGGACATGTTTGCTTATTTCCGAATTGCAGAAAGCCGCCAGGTTTTTGTACAAATCACTGGAGCCGGACTTATTCCCTGCCTCCAGCAGTTTCAGGCCGGTCCCGTCAGGATGGATGTAAACGGAAGAACCGCCCGCTTCATGTGCGTCCTGCATGAGATTGTAACGTTCCTGGTCGTCATTGCCGTTATAGGTATATTCCCGGATCGGCTGTCCGAAGAGTTCCGCAAACTGTGCCCAGTCAGATACATCCGCCCGCTTGTACAGAACCCAGGGGATATCCTTTATCAATTCACCCAGTGCACGGGGTTTGCCGACAAAAAGGAGGTTGTCGTATTCATCCCACGCCGTCCCGTGTATATCGGTCTGCATCCGAAGGATCAGCTTGCGGATAGGGTCCACATGCTTTCTGGGTATAAGGTCGTAAGACAACCATCCACCCTCGTCTATCCCAAACTGGAACAGGCTGCCTCCCCACCAGGCCGTATCGAGCAGGTCAGAAAGGAAGTCCAGGAACCAGGGGGATTCAAGCATTTCCCCGATGGCTTTGTCCGGCTTGCCGTCACGGCTGAACTCTATCTGCGAAGACAACACGGCCGACTTTCTTTTTTCAAGGACGGAAGAGAGGTGGGTATCGAGCAGAATGGTATCATACAAGTCGTATAACCTGGCACGGTTCGGAAAATCGATCCGTTCAGCCTCCGTTACGGCCCTCATGTAATGACTGATGTCCACCTGCCAGCGTCTGGCCTGGGTCAATATGATCGTATTCCCACCTGCGGGCTGGTTAAACAATCCGCCGGATGTGATCGGTTTGGTTATGTTTCCGGTTTTGGTTCTCCGTCTTAATTTCTTTTTCATTTGAATCGGTTTTGTTTGCTGTTTATATATCGTTAGAAATGGTTGCATCGTTTCCGGTTTCCCCCGAACAGGTAGGATACCGTCTTATTCTCATCCTGGAGGGTCGGGGCTCCGTTTATCACGACATTGCCTTTCTGTATTCCCTTTAACCACTCCACCGCCCTTTCATAGCGATTTTCCCTCAAAGAAGACATTTTCGCGGGATTGCCCAGCGAATAAATATGGTATACCGCTATATCCAGGCACATCATAAGGATCAGCGGATGCCGTTCTTCGCCTCTGGCGGCGAAGATCCTGTCCACGTCATAACGTCCCGCCATATATGATTTCATTTCCTCTATGGCCCGGTCCTCGCAAATGTCCAGGATCGAATTGTCCTCCCTTGTTATTGCGTCAATGATTTCCCGGTGCACGCTTGCATCATAGTCGTTCGGTTCAATGTACTGCGTCATAATCTATATTTGTTTTTACTTCTGAAAGCCTTTACCGGTATTTTTATCATCGGTTGAAGCTCCAGGCACTTGTTATCAATAATACGTTTGGCCCCCTCTATGCAGTCCGGCCCGTCGGCGGGATATGTCAATTGGAGGTTGAACAGGAGGAACTGTTCCGCAAGGCGGACCATATCCGGATTTTCTTTCTCATCCTGGTTGAAGATGAGACGTCCTTCACGGTTGAGCGGCTCCAGGTTGGCTTCTATGCGGGTGGCTTTTTCCGTTTTCTTCTCTTCATCGGGACGGATATTGATCCGTTTGCCTTTTTCCTCGCACTTTGCTTTAAGAAGGGGGCGGAAAACCTGCTGGAAGAACGGGTCCTGGAGTGAGTTGTTTTCCATATAATGATAGACGGATACTTTCCCACGGACAAAATCGTCCAGAAAGAAATACCAGTCAATAAAATCGGAGTTCAACCCGCGATTTAGGAATCCCTTGATGATATAATATATGCCGTCTTTCTCACCGACCAGCCAAACGGCTTTATAGGAACTTTTCCCCTTCTTGCTTTGTCCCGGTGACGGGTCGCCGTAAACGACAAGAAACTTGAACCGTCCAAGAGGCGGAACCTTCCCCCAATGGAGTTCCTTAAATATTTCCCCCTCACTGACCGGGTTATTGAAATATTCGGTTTGCCCGGATGCCGCACTGATTTTTCCCAGGATTTCATTGATCATTTCTTCCGTGTTCTTCTGGGGCCAGGTACTGTTCCCTTTTTCATCCCGAATATTGACAATGTCCCAATGGTCGGCCATCTTGCCGGCTCTTACGACACAGCAATCCTTTGCAATGATGTTGCCACAGAAAATAATGGTGACCGGTACGGCCGGGTCCCGGGTTCCGTAAACGGCCTTTTCCCAAAAATTCCACATGTCTTTTATACGTTCGGCATTCCTGCACGCTTCGTCGGTATCGAAGTCGTCGACCAGCAACATGTCCGGACGGTAGGATTTGTTTCTCGATCCGCGCGGGGCATTTCCGTAGCCGATGGCCCGGAAGGCCACGTCGCATTTGGTGATAAATTCTTCATCCGTCCATTTTGCTCCGATTTGTTCCCCGTAATAAGCCCTCAGGCGCGGGTTGCTTTCCAGTTCTTTCCTGTACGGATCAAGCAGGCGGACCGCCGCTCCCTGGGTGGCGCTGACCATCATTATATTGTGCTTGCGTCCGATCAGGACCAGGTAAAGCACGATAAACATGACGACGGTACTTTTTGCCAGGCTTCGCGCCCAGGAAAGAACCTCGAACCATTCATCGTTTTTTATGCACCGCCTGATCGCTTTTATATGAAAAGGGGCAAATTCATATTTTGCATATTCAGGAAAGAAAAACGTGATCCATTCCAAAACGTGCGCTTCCAGGTAAGCCCTGTGCTCATCCATTTCTTTCCGGTTCTTATGGATGACGGGGACATCCGCCATCAAGGACTCAAAATAATTTTCCCACCTGCGTAACGCTTCTCTGTCTTCCGTCTTCATAGCGTGGTTTTAATGAACGTGTCCCATAATACGCCGAACTCCTTGGCCTTGCCCATGTCTTCGCTCCTTAGCCATGACAGGAACCGCATTCCCGACGAAATCAGGTCCTTGAGGCCGGCGTCTTTTTCCAGCCGGTCAACGGCCTGGGAGAGTTTTTGAATAGTGGCGGCCTCTGATGCGTCCGCGAACCGTTTTCCTTCCGGCTTGGCAGAAATGACCTGGTTAATTTCCGCGATTTGCCGGTGCAGGTTATTGATCTGCTGTTCACGGGTCATGGTCATACCGACTTTCAGTTCGGCCCACTTCCCTTTATCGCACCAGGATATGATCGTACGGCGGCTGACTCCGACCTTTTCGGCAATCTCCGCCTGGGTTAAATCTTCCCGGATATACAGGACTTTAGCCCATTCCCTTTTCTGTTGGTTGGTTAAATCTGTCATTTTCAATGTTGATTTTGGTTATGAAATTTTCCTCAAAATTCGACTTTATATAAGACTCCGGCAACTTTTATCCGCATGATACGGCGGCGTGGCGGCATGATACCCGTGCAGGAGCGGCATGATAAAAAGCCGATTTGCAGGGGTGGTTTTTTGCCCGGAAATTTGCACCAAAACATGACGCAAATGGCAAAGCAATTTTTCAACATGATAGCTTCCGAGGAAGGTACGGCCTGTATCTTATTATACGGTGACATAGGTAGCGGTACGGATGAGATACGGAGTTCGGATATCGTCAGGGAGTTCCTGGAACTGACCGCCCTTTATAAGAAGGTGGATATCCGGATCAACTCCATGGGAGGTGACGTATTTGCCGGACTTGCCATATTTAACGCGCTTCGAAACAGTGGCTCGGACATTACATTATATATAGATGGCGTGGCAGCCAGCATAGCCAGCGTGATAGCCTCCTGCGGAAAGCCGGTATACGCGAGCCGTTACGCCCGCATGGTGGTACATAGCGTATCGGGGGGATGTTACGGGAACAAGGAGGACCATAAACGTTGCATAAACGAGCTGGAATCCCTGGAAGAGACCCTGGCCGATATTTATTCCGCGAAATCCGGGAAGGACCGGGAAGAGATCAAAAACTCTTTTTTTGACGGGAAGGACCATTGGTTCACGGCGGAAGAAGCCTTAAAGGAAGGCTTGATCGATGGCATATACGATACGGAACCCGTCGAAGAGGCCTCTTCCCCTGAAGAAATATATCATGTTTTCCAAAACCGTTTAAAACCAAACCCAAATACAATGTTTACAGACGAATTAAGAAAGAGACCGTCATTCGCCAATCTGGCAAGTGACGAAGAAATGCTCCGGCACATCGGACACCTGGAAACGGAGGCCGGACGCGTATCCGGCTTGACAGCCCAAATCACCGAGCTTCAAAGTTCCCTCCAAACGTATAAGGACAAGGAGGAGAAAGAGGCCGAAGCCAAAAGGAACGCCCTGGTCGACGCAGCCATAAAAGACGGCCGTATCCGTGAGAACCAGAGAAAGATGTACCAGGACCTTTTAGTATCCGATCCGGAAAATGCGGAGGCGGTGCTTAAATCCTTGAAACCGTCCCGCCGTGTGCTGGACGATATCCAGACTACCCAAGAGGGGGAAATCTCCGCATGGGAAAACAGAATGAAACAAATCAAAGACAACTTAAAATCTTAACAAAACGATGATTAAAGTAACCAATACCAACTATGCGGGTGAAGTTCTTGAAATGCTTCTTACCCGGGCCGCAACAAGCAACGAATTAGTAGAGAAGGGACTGATCCACATGGAACCGGGTGTGGAGAAAGCGTATTTCCTTCCCCGCATGAAAACGGGAAAGATGCTTCAAAAGCGCAAGGAAATGCCGACCAGCCAGGACAGCAAGGGGGATTTCACGTATGACGAACGCGCCTTGATTCCGGTGGACTTCATGGCATACACGGAGTTCAATCCCCGTTCCTTTGAAAATATCTGGCGTAAATGGCAACCGAAAGGGAATCTCGTGTTTTCGGAGCTTCCGGCAGAGGGACAAAACGCGTTGCTGCGTGAAATGTCCAAACAGGTAAAATTCGAACTGGGATTCCACTTCATCAATGGCATACTGGGCGATGACGACGACCACCTCTTTAACGGCATCGTCACCCGTATGTTAAGCGACAAGGACGTCATCTATGTGGTTTCCGGTGAAACGTCCATGCTGAAAAAATTGAAAGCCGTGAAGGACTCCATTCCGACCACCATGAGAAGCAATCCGGGACTTAGAATCCTGATGAGCGTAACGGATTTCGACCAGTATGACGAAGAATTGACCCAGCAGCCCAACAAGGGGGCCAACTATACGGACATGAACGTTGAGCGCTACAAGGGCATCCGTATCGTTCCGCTCTCTTCATGGCCGGAAGGTCTCATAGTGGCCACCGTCTGCGGGATGGATTACGATACGAACCTTTGGGCCGCCGTCAACCTTGTGGACGACATGGACGTGATCCAGATCGATAAAGTGACGAATGCCGGTGAAAAGTATTTCTTTAAAATGCTGATGAAGGCGGACACGAATATCGCCTGGGGTGAAGAAGTCGTCCTGCTGGATTCCAGGGAGGTGGAAGATGCGGAACTTAGCGGTACGACCATTACGCTTAAAAGTCCGTCCGGACAGATCGAGATCACGCCGGAGGCCGCTGCAACCTACAGCATTACCGGTGATGGCGTTATTCTGGGTGCGCGTTTGAGCATAGCCAATAAGGCCACGGAAGAGGCAAATGTGATCACTATCGGAGCATTTGACATAGAGGCGGGTAAAACCGTGACTGTCGGATATGACGGCAAGAATTGGTTCAAAGCGACAGGAGGCGCTAAGGCGTGAAGACTTCGGAGAAAGGAAAAGCCCTGATCCGGGAATTTGAATCGCTGCGCCTGGAGGCTTACCGTTGCCCCGCCGGAGTCCTGACTATCGGTTACGGGCATACGACAGGCGTAAAGGAAGGCGACCGGATCGATAAAAGGCGTGCCGAGTATTTCCTCGATAAGGACCTGGAAGACGTGGAAGCGGTCATAAACCGCGAATGTCCGGGGGTAAACCAGAACCAGTTCGATGCGCTTGCATCATTCGTTTTCAATCTGGGGGGAAAGAAATTCCTTTCCTCCACGCTGCTTAAATGCGTGAAGGCGAATCCTGGCAATCCCAATATCCGGGGCGAATTTCTAAGATGGGTAAAAGCGGGAGGCGTCACCCTGTCGGGATTGATGCGCCGTCGCCGTCGGGAAGCGGAACTGTACTTTTCATAAAGGAAGGAGGTTTTCCCGATGGACCATTTCCTGGACATACTGCAAACGGTATTTAGCGCCAGTGGCTGGATTTGGGGTGTCCTGTTGTTTTTCCAGACCCGCAAGCTAAAGAAAGCGCAACTGGTAAAAGATACCCGGGCGGTATGGCAGGAAATAGCCGAATCAAACAATGAGTCACTTTTAAAACAAAACGAAAGACTGATAGAACTGCATGAAGAATTTTGGAAACTTAAAGACACTCTGGAAATGGTGCTGCACAAAATTGTTGTCTGTCGCCATTATGATCGCTGCCCTGTCCGCATTCTCGTGCAGGAGCACGAAGGGAACTTCTACTATAGAAGGGGCGGACAGTCTCCGATGGGACAAAAAGGTATCCGTCACGCTCGCGACAATCCCGTCGAGCCTGGCCAGGATGGAGATACCGATCGACAGCCTCCGTAGGCTCCCCGAAGAAGCCTTCTATGAGAAGAAAGAAGGCAAGGCTACCGTAAAGGCCGGCGTAAAAGACGGGACACTTCTGGTTTCCGCCTCCTGCGACAGCCTTCAGGCGCTGGTCTACAGCCAGCAGGAAGCACTGGTGCGTATACGTGATACGCTGGAGCAATACGAAAGCCAAAAAGAACCGGATGTATTTACATTTTGGATGCAAATCAAATGTTATTTGACCGGGGCTTTAATAGGATTTACGTTGACATATTTTATAACCAAAATCAGAAAATAACAATGGATAAAAAAAAGACACGTTCCATCGGACTCAAGAAAGCGATGTTCGGGGATGTAAATCCCGAAGGGGGAATGCCTTCGGCTGAGAACCTCCTGCAATTGGGGAATACGCTGAAAGGGACAGCTTCATTCAACACGGAAGAAGACAGCGCCCAGGATTTTTACTCGGAGGAGAACGGTTCCACCCCTGAAGAATCCGTTCTGACGGAACCGGGGTTGAAACAGGTGAAGCTGAATCTTATGGAATGGGACAACGAGACGCTGAAAAAAGTTTTCGGGGGTACGACCAAAACGGAAGATGTCACCGTCGAGGGCAAGACTTACAGTGTCGAGAAGTTCGTAGCCCCTAAGGACATGGTCACTGTCGAAATGGCTGTAAGGGTCATTAGCCTTTACAACGTATGTATCGACATTCCCCGTGCCCAGGTCAAGGCCCGTTTCGTATGGAACCTGACACGCACCGATATCGCCCAGATCGAAATCACGGCAAAGGCAATGGCGCCGATCGGAGCGAACGACGGTCCGTATGAAGTGTATAAGCTGGGTGAACCCAAAACGGAAGAAGGAGCATAAAAATGGGACGCAGACTTCGTGAATCGGATGCGGCCGGCTCAATGCTGGATGATGCGGTGGCGATAGACATTCCGGCGCCCTGGCTGCTCCGAAAGTTCGGGCAGAAAAGCATCCGGGCATATTTCCGTCTTCCGGTTTATGCGACTCTTTTAAGGATCAGCAAGATGTACACCCGCCTTGGAATAGACCTGACAAGGCTTCAAAAAGGGGAACTGCATGAGGTGATGCACATCATCGCCAAACATGGAAAGAGGGTTTCCCGTATTGTTGCGACAGGGCTGCTAAGGGGCGGAATAACGAATTTTCTATTTTGCCGGCTGCTGGCCTGGTATCTTAGAAATCACATGACATCGCTCGGCATGGCGCAACTGGCAAAGATCATGTTGTTGCTTTCAGGCGGTGAACATTTCGCCAGTATTATCAAATCGGTCGGTCTGATGAGCGTGACCAGTCCGGTTTTGAGCCAGGAGGAAACGAGGAGTTAACGGTGGAATTTATTCCGCCCCATAGCCCGTTTGGACAAATAAAACAAATTATGGAGGCCGGTTTTACCTATCATGAAATCATGTATGAAATTCCTTGGTGCGTGATACTTAACATGATTAGCGACACCGGAGAAACCAGAAAAAAACAGGAAAACTCAGATTTAGAAGAAGGCGAACTGATCAGTTCCGAACAGGAGGAACTGGAGTTCCTCGGCTTAGCTTGAAAAACGTTATGAACGAGACAGTACAGGTTACATATAAATTCGGCGGGGACCTTGACAAAAAAGTCGAGGAAGTGACGTTGGGTATCAAAGGACTGCGGGACGAGTCGGAAAGTACATTCCGCCGTTTGCTGGAGTCCAGCGACAACACGTTCAATTCCATGAGCGAAAATAACCGCCGTCTTGCTGTCAGCATTCAGGAAAACATCAATACCCTCCGGCAATTATCGGCAACGGAAGAATCCCTGGATAACAGCAGGGTGCAGGGGAACATATCGACAGCAGCCTATCTTGAAACCAAAGCCAAATTAGTAGTAAAGGAAAATGAGCTCCGTGAGGCGATCATTACCGGGACACATACTTTAAACGAACGGATCGGCAAGGAAAAAGAGGCAGTCGGTTCCTTGAACTCGTTGCGCGGTAGTATGATGTCACTCGTTGATACCTACCGATCCATGAGTAAAGCCGACCGGGACGGGGAAGCGGGCAGTCAGCTACTTACAAAAATCCAAAACCTTGACAAGGAGATCGGCCAGGCAGAAAGTCGTCTGGCCGGCCTCCGCAGTGCCGGAGGAACCACATTTAACAGCCTTAACATGTCCGTCCAGCAGGTGGCGAGGGAACTTCCCTCGCTGACCATGGGCGTGAATACCTTTTTTCTGGCCATATCGAATAACATGCCGATCCTGATCGACGATGTAAAACGGGCACGCCAGCAATATGCGCTCCTCAAAGCAGAAGGACAGGCGGCCACCCCGGTATGGAAGCAACTCGCATCGTCTATCATTTCATGGCAAACGGCATTAGTCGTTGCCATCACCATGCTTTCCATGTACGGGAAAGATATAATCTCCTGGGGACGGGATTTGTTCTCCGCAAACAAGTCGCAACGCTTGTTAACCGAAAGTTTGCAGGAATTTAACGAGGAACTGCTGAAAGAACGCCAGTCGCTGGAAGAAGTTTTCAGCCGGCTGAATAAGACGAAGGAAGGGACGGAAGGCCGGAGAAAGGCCATCAACCAAATCAACGACCTGTATGGGAAATACCTTCCTAATTTGTTGTCGGAAAAAAGTTCTCTGGATGAAGTGAACGCCGCTTATAAACGGATTACCGCATCGATCAGGGAAAACGCGGCGGCTAAAGCCCAGGCTTCGGCTACAAGCAAAGTTGCGGACAAGGCGCTCAAAACACAAGCGGAGGCTTTAACCTCCATGCGTAACGAACTGAAAGGCCAGGACACGGGGTTTATAGACCGACTGATCGCCGATATCATGGACCTGACGGAAGAGTCCGAGCGTGCCGGGATGGGCTTCCAAAAAACATGGAGCACGGTCCTGGGAAAAGTACAATATGAAACGAAAGGAATGAAAATAGACAGTGATTTTTATGGATCACTCGAAGACTATATCAAAAGCTACCTGGAATCGGAAAAGAAGATAAAGGATATCCAAAAGCAGTATAACCCGTTTTTTAACAAGGAAGAGGCTGAGAAGGCGATCACAGAAAACAAGGGATACTGGGAAGAGGTAAAGAAACAGGCGGAATCCGTACTGGAAAATATATCTGCGGAACAGAAAAAATTACTGGATGCTGGAAAAACTACCGGTATAAGCAAAACAACGGTTACCGCATATAAAGAGGCGCGTAAAAACATAGAGGAAGCCACAGCCGCCCTTAAAGCGTATGATTCGTACGACAAGCAAGGGAAAGAAGCGACCCGGAGCATGAGCAAGGAACAGCGGGAAAAGGAAAAGGCCAATGCTGTCAAGGCGGAAGCTGCCATGCGCCTTCTGGAGATCGAAAGAGGGGAGCAATCCATTGCAGAGGCAAAAAGCGAACTTGAATTGAAAAACCAGGCTTCGGAAATAGCCAGGATGAAAGACGGGACGGCCAAGGAATTAAGACAGATCGACCTGGAGTATCAACAGAAATTGTCCTCTATCCGGAAATATGAACAGAATTTGTTACAGGCACAGCAGGAACTGGAGAAAAAGAAGTGGGAAATGGGAAACCCCGACTGGAAGAAAAAGGGGCTGGAATTTACTCCGAAAACGACTTCAACGGACCAGTTGCCTTCAGGGATCAGGCGGGAAATAGATGATTCCAAGGATAACGCTGCACTGGCTGCGGATAAGGCAAAGGAAGATGTCTTAAAAAAAATGTTGGAAAAATATCAGGACTATGACAGCCAGAGGCGGAAAATCGAAGAAAAATTTACAGCGGATTACCGTTTTCTTTCTTCCCAAAGGACCGAAACGAACAGCAGTGACATAGATGCGGCACTCATTCAGCTCGAAAAGGATAAAAAGAAGGCTTTATCGGCAATTTCATTCGACGAGTTGAAAGATTCCGATTTGTGGACGGCCATATTTTCCGATCTGGATAAAAAGTCCCTGCCCGTCTTGGAAGAACTCCAGGTCAAAGCCAGGGAGGTTAATACGTCTACCTGGACACCTGAGAATGTAAAGGAATACCAGGAAGCGATCAACCGTCTGGAAAAAGAAATAAGGTCCCGCAGCCCGTTCAAAGCGATCCGGGACGATTGGAACAAACTTCTTAAAGCGGTCAAGGGTAAAGACGGAAAAGTCGATAAGAATGCCATTTCCGAGGCACTGAACAATATCGATGAAGAAATACAGTCAGTGCTTTCCTCCCTTTCCACCATATCGGGCGGGATCGGTGATATCTTCGGTGATGATGCCGGATATGCGGCAGAACAGACAATGGAACTTGCATCGGCCTTGGGAGGTGTTGCCACTGGTGCGGCCCGCTTCGCCTCAGGTGATATCCTGGGAGGGGTAACCAGTGTCATCGGCAGCATAAGCAAGGTTTTTTCCATGGGAAAGAAAGTCAAGGAAATGAACCGTCTGGCCCGTGAAGAGAACCAAAAGTTCTATGACAATGCTATGGAAGGGGAAAAAGAGTACCAGAAGATGATCCGGGAGCGTCTACGCCTGGAACAGCAGATAGGAGAAACATCCCTGAAATACAACAAACGCATTACGACCGAACTCAAACAGCAATCAGGAGACGTTCAGAAAGAATATGAAAAGATATGGACCGAATTACAGGGGGAAGAGTTCATTTCAGGAAAAGGTTACAAACACGGTACATGGTTCCGTAAGGCCAAAACATGGAATATATATTCTTCCCTGGCAGGCAAGAGCTATGACGATATAGAAAAACTGTATACGGAAGGCCGCCTGGAAGAAAAGGTCGCAAAGTTGTTTGAACAGCTTAAAGCCTTGAAGGAAGAAGGTGCGGACATTGATCAGATGCTCGCCGACCAGGCCGAGAGCATGCGTGAAGCCTGGACGGGAACCACCTCTGACAGTATCGCGGACAGCATACTTCAGGGATTTGCCGAAGGGAAACGCTCAGCGGCAGATTTTGCGGACTGCTTTGAGGAAATGCTGAACAATGCCGTGTTGCAGGGAATAAAGCTAAGAGCCTTGGAAGAACCGCTCCGCCAATGGTACGAGAAATTTGCCCAGGCCAGTGAAGGCGGTCTGACAGAGGATAAAATCGCCTCATTGAAGGCAGAATATGACAAAGTCATAGAAAATGCGGCCCGGCAATTGGAAGAGGCCGAGAAAATTACCGGACTTGATATTTCCGGCGTAACGGGAGCCAGCCGACAGGCGACAGCCAAGGGTATAGCATCCATGAGCCAGGAAAGTGCCAGTGAACTTAATGGTAATTTTTACGCGTTGCTCCAGATGGCGGATAAAACTTGTCAGGGGGTAAATTCGATTCAGTCAATGATTACGGAAGGATTGAGTGTACTGGGACGGATCGAGGAAAATACGTCCCATTGCAAACGCCTGGAAAAAATAGAGAACGATATGGAAGGTACACGCCGTACGCTTCAGGAAATATTGAATAAGGGATTAATTTTAAGAAAAGCGGCATGAGAGGGAATTTTTTTATAGACGGACAGAACGCTTATGATGCCTTTGGCGTCTGGATTGTCAAAGGCGGTTATAAGGATCTTTTAAAGTTTCCTGCCATGACTGAACCGGAAAAGAACGACTGGCCGGAAGAAGATGGCGTTGAAGTTGACTTGTCCGATCCAAAGCTGGAAAAAAAGGAAATCGGCATTTCTTTTCTTGCCAGCCGGGATATTTACGTCGGTGAGTTTTTGGAACATTTATCGGCTCCGGGATATCATACGTTCCGTATCCCTTCACTTGAAAGGGAATGGGCCTTGCGTCTGGACAGCCAGAAAACATGCAGGATATATCCCGGGGCAACGGATTTTTCATTGAACTTCATAGAGGACCAACCCGTGAGGCCGGCTTTGAGCTTGCCCGATTCCGGCCTTGTTATCCGGCCGTCCCTTTTTGAACTGGATGGCGTCGACCTGGCCGATTACGGTGTCGTTGTCGATGAATCCATGTCTTCGTTCCAGAAAATGCCGACGGTCAAACAGAACCTGACACGAAAGGTTTCAACTGTCGACGGCCAAATATATGATCCGGAAAACGTTGTTTTTAACAGTAAAGAAACGGTGTTCAAATGCCGTATAAAGGCCGCGGACATGAACCGGATGTGGAACTGCTATGATGCCTTTTTCGGTGCGCTGATTCAACCGGGGGAACGTTCCTTGTACGTCGACTATATGGGAAACGAATTTCCCTGCTATTACAGCAAGGCTACGGACTTTAAGCTGCTCAGCCTTGCGCCTACAATGATAAGTTTTAACCTAACCTTGGTATTTACCGTATTCCGTATCGATGGTGTCGAATACCTTCTTGCCTCACAAAGAGGGAACCTTATTGTTTCTCAGGATGGTAAATACTGCATAGATGTTGAGCCATGTCGAAAATAGAGAAGAAAAAAGTCACGGACTTTAACAAGGTCCCGGACGGGAACCTGTCAAAATATATTGCATTTGGCGTTGATCGCGTCACAAATGAAAGCGCCTGGGCTGATATGGAATCGCTCAGAGGCAATACGGCTTTCCAGGAATGGCAGGATAAGAATCCCGGCAAGACGTATGACGATTGGATAGTTCTTTTGCAGGCACCAGCACAAGAAGCGGCTGACGGTATCGACAAATTAAAGGCGGATTTAACAGAGTTTGGAAAGAATGCGATTGCATCAGAAAAAGCTCGTGTCGAAGCTGAAAAACAGCGTGTTGAAGTAGAGAAATTGCGTGTCGAGGCAGAAGCCGCGCGTGCTTCTGCTGAAAGTCTGCGCGAGGATGCGGAAGAATTACGCGATCAGTCTGAAACGGAGCGTATCAATGCTGAAATTGCTCGTAAGGAAGCAGAAAGTAATCGTGTACTATCTGAAGGGTTCCGGGTTGATGAAGAAGCTAAGCGTGCAGCTGCTGAACTTGTCCGGATACAGTCAGAACAAAACCGCGTCACCGAGGAAGGTAAGCGTGTTGAAGCCGAGAAGGCTCGTGTTGCGGCTGAGTCTTTGCGCGATCAGTCGGAACAGGAACGTATCAATGCGGAGGACTTGCGTGATCAGGCTGAATCTGCACGTGCTACCGAAGAAGTTGACCGTGATCAGGCTGAACAGGAGCGCATTTCCAAGGAAGAGGAACGAGTCCAAATGGAACAGGGACGGATTTCAGCCGAAACAATCCGTGCCGAAAAAGAAAAAGCCCGTATCGTCGAAGAACAACTTCGGGAAACATCGGAATCAACCCGCCAGGCAAACGAAACAACCCGTCAGGCACAGGAAGAACAACGGGAACAGATGACAGCCCAGGTTATCCTTGATGCTGAACAGGCAACCGGCGAGGCCAACACAGCCGCCGACCGCGCCAATCGTGCAGCCGAAGCCGCCGAAGGAGTCATCAGTGGACTGCAACCCGACTGGAACGTTATCGATCCTGTCAATAAGAACTACATCAAGAACAAACCGGAGATCCCGACGTTGGATATGGCACCGACTGCCGAGACATTGAGCTATGTCAATACCGACGGTACAACCATCAACTTTCGTATCGGCGACGAAGTGCGTGTAGCGGAAGATGGCGAATATGTATTCTACCGGCTTTATGATCTTGCCGGGGGAAAAGCTTCGTGGAAGGAATCCGGCAGCGGTACAGCCTTGCCCGGTAATGTTTATCTGACAGGAGCCAATTATTACAATGAATCAGTACGAACGATAAAACAAGGATATTTGAGCAATGAGTAAGAAAGGTGCATTTATTTATCAACAGATCGAACAGACGACCGCCGAATGGGCCGATAACGTAACCGTCTATCCTGCATCAGTCTGGTTATTTGAACGTTTGGAAAACGGTAAATTCAACATGAAGCTGGCTGATGGCGTTCATACGTTTGCCCAGCTGCCGGCCGTCATGCAGGAGGTGAAGGTCACGGTTAAAACGAATGATGCCACGACCTATATCCTGACGATCACGACGGCTGAAGGTAAGTTCGACACCCCGAACCTTCGGGGAAACGATGCCCCGGTTCCTTCGATCGATCCGGAAACCAAGCATTGGAAAATAGGCGAAGAGGATACGGGTGTGGTAGCCGAAGGACAGGACGGGGAAAGCTACGACGACACGGAAATCAGGAACGCGCTGACAGCCTTGCAGCAGCAAGTCAACACGCTCGTTTCGGGTGACGCATCGAGTGCCATCGAATCGTTCAACGAGATCATTGCCTTCCTTGCCAGCGTGGAGGACACACAGACGTTGCAAGGGATTATCGCCGGGCTGAATCAGAGCATCGCGAATGTTCAGAACAGCATCCCGACCAAGCTCTCCCAGCTTCAGAATGACGACCACACGGTCAAGGATGCCGCGTATGTCCATACGGATAATAATTACAGCAACGAGGAGAAGCAGAAGGTAACCGATTCACTCCGCCTGAAGGAATACATCGACGTATCCAACATCGGGCAGCTTCCCTCTTCGCCGTATAACTTACGATTTGCCTACGCAGCAAACAACCCGGCAGCCATCAACTTTGCCGACATAAACAGTGTCCCGGAGATGCAGGAGTTCTATTTGTCGATTAAGAACAACACAGGCTCTACCATTACCCAGCCCATCCCGAACGGTTCAGGCTGGCAGTCGGACGAGGCAAGCATTGAGATTGAAGCCGGCAAGACAGCTGGCGTTTCGATTAAGAAAGAACACGGGATTATGGTTGTAAGGGTGTAAAAAGGAAAGGAGGTGAAAGATGAAGAGACGGGTGATGACGGGGAATCGCAGAGTTACTATACTGCCCTATGTAAAGTCAAATAAAAGTGGCATTGATACTGGTGTTAGTGTCGGTGATAACATTGCGTTTCAGATCGATTTTAGGGGTTATGATAGTACGAATGAACAGGCGATTTTTGGTTCTTGGCAATATGATGGAAATATTTACGGGGTAGTGTTTATGAATAATAGATGGTATTACGGATATGGGGGATATAATGAACTTTCCGTTTCAATGCCTGCATCTTTTACTTCCCGGCAAACAATATTATATAATAAGAGTAAGGGGTTCTATATCAATGGAAATAAAATAGCCTCATTAGGATCTTTTGGCAATTATAGAAGTTATCCAATTCTGATTTTTGGAAGATCTGTTTATAGCACAGGAGGTAGTCTAACTGATTTTCCCCAATATTCCACTGCTTGTTATATTGAGTTTTATGGCTGTAAAATTTGGGATAAAGACATTTTAATACGAGACTTTTATCCTGCAAAAGATTTTGAAGGAAAAATCTGCCTTTATGAAGCAATCAATAATGAGTTTTATTATGATATAAATAACCGTCTGCTTATTGATTATTAATGAGTAATAATATGCTATACATCCAAAAAGACATCAAATTCTGGAATACCGAAGACATTCTTCCGGTATCCTACAAGACAGGCACCACTCCCGAAGAGTTTGAAGAGGGTGCTTACCTCCTGCTCAACGAAGAGCAGGAACAGTATCATAACGATTATCCGGATGCTTCCCCGTTGGAATGTTGGTATATGGCACTGACACCGGAACCACAGCCGACACCGGAAGAACTGCTCTGGCGTGCCCGTGATGCCAAACGGCAGGAAATCTACGACAAAGACATCCATCATTATTATATTGATAAACAGGACGCATACGTTTCGAACACTCTGCAAGTGAAGGATAAGTGTGGCCGGCAGGAAGAAGTCGAAGTAGGCGGTCATCTTTACGCCTCGAATATCTTAATGGTTGCTCTTGACGAAATAGCGGACTATTCGGAGCAGTGCGCCAAGGTGACAGACGGCTTGCTATCCCGTATCGATGCCGCCCAAACAGCCGAGGAGGTCGAAGCTATCGTGGTAAAAGGCTATCCTGAAATGATCCATACAACAACGGCAGCCTTGCAAACTAAGGCAGATAAGGCAATCGCTAAATCCCCGGAAGCGCAGGCAGTGACCTTTGCCCGTGCGATGATGAACAGCGTGTCTCTCACAGCCAGCCAAGCGTTGGAGATGCAGGTCTTATTCCCCATTTGGGGTGAGAAAGATGCAGAGTTTGGCAAGGAAGTTGAAATAGGCTTCCGGCTTCGAGTAGTGGAAGGAGAAAGCGACACTTTGTTTGAAGTGATACAAAAGCACAAGCTGCAAGCCGACTGGAAACCGGGCATAGAAACTGCTTCACTGTATAAGATCGTTGAAGCTGAGCACGCAGGCACGCTTGATGATCCTATTCCATACGTGCAGGGTATGGCATTCGAGAAAGACAAATATTATGAACAATACGGTGTGATCTATCTCTGCATTCTGACAACCGTTACAGGTTATCCGAACGACTTGAAAGACTTGCCCACAATTGTACAGGAGGTAAAGCAATGAAACAGGTTATGTTATTAAAAGTTAAACGGGGGGGGGTAAAATGCTCTCTAAATAAAGAAGTTACGACCTCTTATCGTAAGAAAGGAGGGCGTAGATGAGACGGTCGATGATGGGACGGAAGAAGTTGCAGTTGTTCACCAAGAGGTTCTATCCTGCCGGGAATTATACCTGGATCGTACCTAAAGGATGTAGGGAGGTTGATGTGTTTCTTGTCGGAGGAGGGGGTGCAGGACATAATGGAAGCGGTGGAGGTGGCGGCTATACTAAAACCTTCAAAAAAGATACATCCGGATGGAGAGACGGTGATGCTATCTCTGTTGCACCGGGTCAGTCAATTCCGATAACAGTTGGGAAAGGAGGAATTGGAGGGTATTCTGAAGTTGCCCCCAACGGTGGATACTCTCAATTCTTAAATTCAAGTTATAGAGCTAATGGCGGAAATGGTGCGGGTAATGGTTATCCAGGCGGAAGTAATGCCGGAGCATATACTGGTGGCAACGGCGGAAGTGGCGGAGCAGGAGATGATTCAGATACGGCTAAAGCGGGTTCTGATGGATCTAACGGAATCGGCAGCCGCAATGAAAATGGCTCTCTCTATCCAGCTGGTTCCCTATATGGCGGAGGAAAGGGTCAAAGGCATACAACCCGCGATTTTGGCGAACCTACTGGGAAACGAAATGCCGGAGGTGGTGGTTCAGACAGAAATATAAATGGGGGCATGGGTGGAGAATCCGATTACGACAAAGGATGCGGAACTGGAAATGGCAATAGAAAAAGTGGCGGTTACGGTGGTGGCGGTTGTGGTACTTACGGTAACGGCGGTGATGGCACTGTCCTGATCCGCTATTGGGCTTACGAAGAATGATCTGCCGTTGAAAAAGATGAAACAAGATATTAACGACTAAAAAATAGGAGATAAAGTCATGAGAAATAATTGTTTACAAATGTTAACGGGGGGGGGTAAACACCTCTTAACTAAAGTATCTGACCGACTTTCGGCGGAAAGGAGGTTGGTATGATAAGATCGATGATGGGACGAAAGAAAGGTGGTATGGAGATAGAAGGTGCACCTAATGGAGTTTACATTCTAAGGACAGATAATCGGTTATATACAGAAAAGATGTGGAAAAAGGAGTGGAATAGTGATGCTGTGGGAGTTGCATTTATCAGCAATGCCTGCAGATTTGTAATTGCTCCGACAGAAAGTGAAACAGAGCTATGGTGGAATGTTGATGCACCCACTATACCCGGTGTAATAACAACTAATGATTGGGATACAGCTCGGATAGATTATGCAGGCGTAGCTAACTCAACAGCCATGATAAAGGCACTCGGCAGAGAACGGAGCCATGCAGCCGGATGGTGTAACCAATATTTGTTCAAAAATGGGAAAAATGGCTACTTGGGGGCTTGCGGGGAGTGGGATTATGTTGATGGATATCTTACTGATATAGGATATTATATGTCTCTTATAGGAGGAGTTGAGTTGAGCACCTTTTCTTATTGGACCAGTACGCAATACGATGACATAAGCGCTTGGACGTATTTTGTAGGTAATGGATATGCTGATAGCTACGTACAGTATGGTAAAGCCTTGGTTCGTGCCTTTGCGCCTTTATAACCGATCATAAAACAGCCTCCAGGCTATCACAGATTGGAGGCTGTAAAAAAAAGAAAATTAGGGGACCTACGGTCTCCGGAAACAAAGTTAAACAATAAAGTTTGAAAATCATGTTATTATTAATTATTTCTTTTTTGGTTATCGCAGTTTATACGGCAGCAGTTTGTATAAAGGCAAAAGGTGTACCGTACTCAATTAGTGCGACGTATTATACTCTTGATCATAAATTGATCTTTGGAGCAAGCATGGCACTGACGGCTATGTTCCTATTCCCGGTCATTTGGGAAATGAGTACAACCTTTACTATGCGGTTGCTGGCGATCGCAGCCTGTATCGGTTTGATTGGTGTCGGTTTGGCTCCTGATTTCAAAGACACTTGGATAAACCGCATTCATTGTGGATCGGCGGCATTGACGTTGCTTTCTTCTCAGCTATGGGTTGGCTGCACGTCTTTCTGGTGGGTTCTTATTCCGGTGTGGCTGGCTTTTATCGTTTACACGGTAATAGGCATGAGTAAACGGTTGAGTGGTAATATATGGCAGGACTTTGTATCAACGAAGCCGATGTTCTGGTGTGAGATTGCAGCGTTGTCTACGACTTTTGGCGCGTGTGGACTTGCGCTTTAGAAATTTACCATAAACAGAACATTCACCTTATATATTAAAACACGACAACCGGTAAAATGTCATATATCCGGTTGTCGTGTTTTTTATTGCCTAAAAATAAGTAGGTTATTTAGCAGTATGGAAATAAAGCGCGGAAATACGGTAGTTTGTGACGTTTATCTGAAGGATAATAGTTATACGGTCGAAGAGATTATGGGTGAGGACACTCTTACCCTGAATTTTCTTTCCCGAAATGTGGTAAACCTTCAAATCAACGACTATATAGACTTTGAAGGGACAAAATACAAGATCCGGCATAATGAGAAGGTGACGAAAAAGGAGACATCTCTTGGTTGGGAATATACCGTTCAGTTCTATTCAAGTCGGTACGACCTTTTGGATGCAGAGTTTTTCCTTCATGGTACACCGGAGCGGAAAAAGAACTTCGACTATTACACCGGTACCGCCCGTGACTGGCTAACCCTATTTGTCAAAAACATGAACCGTACAGGATCTGGTTGGGTGGCCGGATCCTGTATCGAATCCCGGATGGTTACCCTTTCTTTCAAAGATAAGAAAGTCGGGACGGTACTTGACGAACTCATTAAAGAATTGGATACGGAATACTGGATATCCGGCCAGACAATAAATATCGGCAGGAGGGAGTATTCAAGCAACGGCCTTGTCTTGGCACAGGGCGAAGGAATGGGTTTTACCGAACTGGAAGTGTCCGCTGTTGATGATACGCCACCAGTAACGGTTCTTTATCCATACGGTTCAGATAAGAATCTCGGTCCCGATTATGGCGCGGATTATCTTCTTCTGCCTGATGGTCTGCTTTCTATCGAAAAGAATGTAGAGAAGTACGGCCGGATAGAAAAGTCCATGCAATTCGACCATATCTTTCCGAAAGGAGAGTTTGCCGTAACAGAAAAGATCGACGATTACACTCTGAGAGCTGCCGATATGGATTTCAATCTTACCGATTGCCTGTTGGACGGGGTGGAAGTGATCGTTACATTCCAGGATGGCGGCTTGGCTGGCTATGACCTTGCAATCGTTGAAGACAGTTGGGACAATGACTTGAAACAGTTCAAACTAAAGCAGAATGACCAGGAAAACGCCTTGAAAGTCCCCGGTGACATTAATTTTTCTGTCGGTGACAAGTTTATCCTTACCGGCCTGAAAATGCCGCAAAGCTACAGGGATAACGCTTCATTACAGCTACAGGAAGAGGCGCAAGCATGGTTGGATGGCAAGTGCGAGAAACGCATCCAGTTACGAGGAAAATGTGATGAAATTGTTTTTCGTTTGCAAAACATCTTTATCGCCTGTGGCCAGATGGTTGGCGTATATTCCGAACAGTTAGATATCGATCGAGAGATTCGTGTTACCAAAATAAAAAGGTATATCGAGAAAGACGGTACACCTTCATACCGGTATGAACTTACCTTGTCCGATTTCCTTGAATCGAATGGTTTTAAGGATCTGGTGGATGATGTGAATAAAGTGCCGGAAGAGATTGAGGATGCGGTTAAGCCGGTTCGGGAACATACGAAACGTTCATGGCGGGACGTGATGGAAACTTTGGGCATGATGTTTGACCCGGAAGGGGATTATTTTACCGAACTTATCAAGCCGTTGGCCGTGCATACGGCGCAACTTATCGTCGGTACCAATTCCCAGCAGATGGAGCTTATAGGAATGAAGTTTATTCCGAATGCGGACAATGATGCCAACTATTTCAAGAATACGACAGGAAAGTTAGTACACTTTACCGTTAGCGAGGAAATCCGTGAATGGGCTATTCCGGCGGCTTCTTTCCGGCTGAATAATTCGCTTGCCTATTATGTTTATGCCAAATGTCCAAAAGAAGGAACAAATGGCTCAATATATGTCAGTGAACGGCAGATAAAGTTAGAGGATGAAACAGGGTTCTATCATTTCTGGGTAGGGGTGCTCAATACTCCGGAGGATGGCGTACGCTCTTGGCTTCCGAATTATGGATACACTGAGATAGCTGGTCAGACGATTACGACAGGGTTGATAAAGGACAAGTTAGCCCGGTTGGTGATTGATCTGGTGAATGGGACTATAACCGGACCTGTGATATTCAAATCTGGAACATCCGGTTATAATAACATTTCTGACCGTCCTAATCTTCAACCGTTGTATGATGGGATAAATGATGCCCTGACAGAAGCTGAAAATGCTTCAAATGCGGCTAATAATGCCCAATCGACAGCCAATAACAAGGCAAGGGTATTTTATCAAACGACGGCTCCAACATCGGGTATGAGGACTAATGACTTATGGGTGGATGGTGTGAATATTTATAGGTATAGCGGTTCTTCATGGGTTCTTGCCTCGAAGTATGACAATACGATAACGGAGATCAACGGTGGGCTCATAACAACAGGTGCAATCGCTTTTGGAAGCACAGGTGGAATGGCCGCTTCTGGTACGATCCGTATTTGGTCGGGAGGAGCAGCTGGGGCTAATGGACAACCACCTACTGATCCAACTTTTAGTGTTGATAGCTCAGGTAATGTGGTTTCAAATGGAACTATTACAGCGAATGACGCCATTTTGTTAAGAAATGGACAAGCAGGGATTACAGGATATGGCACATCTAATAGTTCTATAAGATTTTGGGCTGGAGGTTTAGTTCCAGAAAGTGCAGATTTTAGAGTTGACCAAAGTGGAGATGTTAATGTTAGAATGTTAAATGCTATAAGTCTCAATGGAGGCACATCTAATTTTTCAAGCATTTATTTAACCGACAAATCGTGGAATAATAACTATGTTAATCTGTTTGCAGCAAGAGAAGCTCAAGGTATGGAAATTCAAAGAACTTATCAAGGTATTTTAGGTAATATCGGAAAATTTATTGTAATGAAATACAATCCTGATGCAACGGCTTATCGGGAAATAAGTTTTTTTGTCAGACATTTTAAATCTGATGCCTCATGGGTATTTAGGACTTGTGTAAAAGCATGTTTCTTACCAACGTTAACCCAGATTAATGATTTAGATACATCTGGAACAAAATATAATGTAAAATGGGATAGTGCAACAGGTTTATTATATATAGAATAAGAAGATGAATTTAACATTGAAAGACAGAGTATTAATACTCAACACCGTGTTACCACAGTTTGACACGAGAAAAAACATGGAACTGAAAGTATCGATAGACAGTAAGATAGCGATCTCGGAGGTTGATCAGAAGCGTATCGTTATCAAGGATATGGGGAGTGGTCAAATCAACATCGGATTTACTGATGCAGCGGCCATAACGGAAACAACAGATATAGCTTTGACTGATGAAGAACTTCAATACCTCAAACAACGTGTTGACTTCATAGATCGCAACGGCATGTTCTCTGAGTTCACGATGCCGACGTATGTCAAAATTTTGGATGAACCGCTAAAAGAGGAGCAACCGGGCGAATAATATAAAAATCCGCCTCCCATCTATCACAGACCGGAGGCGGAGAAATAACAAACACTGCCTTATGGCAATGAAAAAACTCGTAACAAAGATGATCAAATAAAAACGGAAGGAGGTGTAAAGTGAATGTAGAATTAACCGATATATTAACAATAATCGGGACATTGGGAGGATTCGAGGCGATAAAATGGGGGATTAGCTTCTATACGAACCGGAAGACAAACGCCCGTATTGAGGACGCCCATGCCGATGTAGAGGAGTTCAAGGCTTTACGTGAGTATAACGAGTTCCTGCAAAAACAGCTATCAGAAAAAGAAGAACGCTTTGTAGAACAAACCGGAAGGCTTCGACAGGTACAGGATGAGCTTTTTACTTTGAAAGAGAGCTATTCGGATGTCAAGCTTGAACTTGCCATGAAAAGATGTGAGAGAAAGAAATGCGGTGATCGTGAACCGCAGAATGGGTATTAATAATAGGAGGATAAAAATGAAAAAGAATAATTTACCAAGAGGTTTAAGAAATAATAATCCCGGAAATATCCGGATTAACGATGATTTGTTTCAGGGAGAAATCCGTCCAAGCAAGGATAAGTCGTTTAAGCAATTTACAACAATGGCTTACGGATACCGGGCTATGTTTAAAATATTGTCTAACTACTTCAAAAATTACAAGCTCGACACTATCCGTAAGATGATTACCCGTTGGGTCCCGCCGGAGGACAACAATCACACGGAAGCCTATATCAAGGCTGTCTCAGACTATGCCGGAATCCCGGCTGATGATCCGATCAATGTAAATGACCGAGAGCAGATGATCCGTATTGTGGCCGGGATGAGCAAGGTTGAGAATGGGGTAGAAGCCGATATGCTGGATGTTATTGCCGGGTGGAATCTGTTGCAATAAAAGACTACTTGTCTATAATCGTTCTTTGACATTGTGGGGAGTGCTGTTTGTGAAAAAAAATTAATGTGGAAGTTAAAGTCAATGCGTTGTTTCTATCACGAAAGAAAAAATTCCATATTTGCATCGTGTATTAACTTTAAAGTTAAGAATGGAACGATATGAAGTCGAATTAATAGAGCAATATGACAAACTGAATTTATATTCGATTAGGATAGATGGACATGAATATACAGAGTTTGAGGAATTCGTTTTAAGGTTCTCAGATAATGATGAATATAAAGAAGATTTGGATATTGTTTTATCATGGTTAGATAACATAATTCGTAGAGGGGCGTTGGAAAGGTATTTTCGCCCTGAATATAGATATGGAAGTGGTATTTCCGCTATACCAATAGAGACAAGCAAGATTCGTCTTTACTGTGTCAGAATTTCGAACAAGATTCTTATTTTAGGAAATGGAGGAATAAAAGACGCTGATAAATGGCAAGACAGTCCATTATTGTCATCTATAGTTAATAGATTGGTTGATACTGAAAGATTCATTCAATCACGAAAGCATAGTGGAAAAATATGTATAAATGAATCGGGTGAACTTATAGGAAACTTAAAATTTACAAGGAACGATGATGAAACGAAGTAAAATATTGGAGAAAAGAAGAACTATGATTTCCGAGGAAACACGGGAATGGGTAGATTTTTCTTTTAAAATAGCGGATAGGATACATTGTGTTTTGGCCTCGAAAGGATTAACTCAAAAGGATTTAGCAACTAAATTAGGAAAGAGTGAAGCTGAAATAAGTAAATGGATGCGTGGAACCCATAATTTTACGATATCTACAATAAAGAAAATAGAGGTTGCACTTGATTGTGAAATCTTGTCTGTTAAAAAAACATTAGATGGAAGTGTTTTTTTTCTTTACAACTCATCATATACAACTTATCCGATAAGCAAATCTGTAAAAAATGCTGATACAATAGTCAATGCGTCTAACGGATTAAAGATGGTTTATAATGGAAACTGAAGTTTTAGAAGTAAAAATATTGGATATACAAGAGGAATCGTTTTCTATCAACTCTGAGATTCTTTCATCGTTGGATCAAACGGATAATACGGGAATTGAATTTTTTATTTCTTTTAAGTTGAATAAAAATGAAAGTGTCTTGGTATCGGAAGCTTCTTTGACATATCTTATTGAAAAAGAAGAAACGTCGGAAAAACTGGCATGTATATCATATTCTTTTGTACTATATATAAAGGACTTGAATAATTATATAGAAGATGATAAGGTGAGACTTCCTGATAGATTTATGGAAGAACTCATTTATGATGTATATTCAACAGGTCGTGTAATAGCTAAAGATAGACTTATCGGAACAAAACTTAAAAATGTATATTTACCTTTCGGTGGAGCTTCTCAGATATATGAGTTGTTTAAGAAATCTCCAAAAGTGAAAATACAAAATTAGTTTCGTCTTATTTTCTTAAGAGAACAGAAGACGGCACTCCTCATGTTAATTTGAGATGTGCCGCCTTTTTCATATCCGGGCGGCCTCCAAATACGGGTATGGCTATGAAATATTAATCATGAAAACTTGGCATGTAATACTGATTTTGATTCTCTGCCTTCTTTGCTTCTTGGCCGGCCGGCACACGAATAGGATAGGGGATGAGCTTGTTGGAAAAACCGACACGTCGACTCTGCGTGACACGATTCGAGATAGCATTCCTTATCCTGTCTATGAAACGGTGATCCAGACGGTTCCGGAACTGTTCCCTGTCTACATCACACTTGAGGGAGATACAGTGAGAGAGCCGATTTTTGTACCTATCCCGGTCACACAGAAAGAATACTTGACGGATGATTATCACGCTTGGGTGTCAGGATATAATCCTTCGCTCGACAGTATCGATGTGTTTCAGAAGACAATTTACATAACAGAAAAAGTGAAAACTCGTCGGTGGGGAATAGGCCTTACGACTGGTTATGGGATAGGAAGAAATGGCCTGTCTCCCTATATTGGTATAGGTGGGTTTTATCGTATTTGGTAGATTTTTTTTCGTTTTATAGATTTAATGTTAGTATTGGCCGCTCTGCCAGTGAAGGTAGGGCGGTTTTTTTGTTTCAAAACAGAAAATAGTTGAATTAAAATTTTGTATATATGGTTTAATTTGTATCTTTGCTGATGTTGAATAATTAAACTATGTGTATTATGTTGTTGATAAATGATATTTGTAAGGAGCAAGGTATAACTCAAAAAGAACTTGCAGAAAAGATTGGGATAACACCTGTTGGATTGAATAAAGCTATCAATGGAAACCCAACAAAAACTACATTGGAAAAGGTGGCAAAGGCTCTTAATGTAAAAGTGTCAGATTTATTTGCAGAAGATGAAGAACCCAAAAAAGAAAAAATTTTAGTTGCAAAATTTGGTTCGGACAAAACCCCACTTCATTTGGGAAATTTAGAAATACCTTGTTATGTCTTAGAAGATGGTACTAGAGTATTTTCAGGAAGAGGAATACAAAAAGTATTGAATAAAGACAGAACGAGTGCAGCATGGTTATCTCCATTCGTTAATAAAGCTCCTTTGACAATGCGATTTAGCGACGGTGAAAATAGTGTTATAGAAAGAATAAACAATCCTATAAAATTCAAAAGACCTGGTGCTGGTGGCTCTCAGTCAGTGACTTATGGGTATGAGGTTACTATACTTATTGATATATGTTCTGGGATAATTGAAGCAAATCGCGACGGAGAGTTTGATGATGAAATAATCGTAAGAAACGCAGATATAATAATTCGATCTGTTGCAAAAACTGGCATAATAGCTCTTGTTGACGAAGTGACAGGATATGATAAAGAAAAAACAAGGGCGAAAGATGAACTTCAAAAATTTTTAAAACAATTTATTTCACAAGAAGCTTCAAGATGGGTAAAAGTCTTTGATGATAGTTTTTTTGAAATGATATACAAAATGAGAAATTGGACATGGACTCAAACAAATAAAAGGCCTGGTGTTATTGGTAAATGGATAGATGATATTGTATACCAAAGAATCGCCCCTCTTATTTTAGCCGAATTAAAAAAGGCAAATCCAAAAAATGAATCTGGTAATAGGAGTTTTAGGCATCATCAATTTCTAACAAAAGAAGTTGGCTTGCCCAAATTGAAAGAACATTTAGCCGCCGTTCAAGCACTTGGGAGAGTTTCTGGCTATAAATGGGATGTTTTTATGAAAATGTTGGATGTTGCCTATCCTAAACAATATCAACAGATGGAAATAGATTTTGATTTTGATGATGTAGAATTAGTTAGTATTGATGATAAATAATTTTTATAGTAGTTCGTGAATTTTCATAGATAAGGCTGGGCGTTCAGATAGTGATATCCGGACGCCCCTTTTTATCAAAACAGTAACCTCCCATCTTTCTTATCCATCACTGCACTGAAAACACTTTTGTAAACTTCATACAACTCCTTCCTGTTTTCCGGTCCCGGCCAATCCGCGAAAGACTCTCCTGCAAAGAATTTCCAAGCAAAGATCCGTTTGGCTTTTTCGGATAAGCTTAATTGATCGATTATGTTCCGGATATCCTGCATACGTTCCCGGATATATTCGGTACGATCCGGGCTGTCGTCGGGTTCGTCGATGATATTCAGCCGTCGCCAATCTACATTCTCATCTACCGGAATGGGCTTGTATTTATGCCGGTATGGAGACGTGTCTGAGGTAACGTTTAGCTTTATCATTTGCAGGATATAGAAGTCAAGTTCAGTATATTTACCCTGTTTGGCTTCCATTAATCGGGAGAGATGCTCCAGGGGCTTTTGAAGCAGCATACACATTACCTCGTTCAACACGTCAATAGCTTCGTCTGTCATTCCGGCAAGTGAGCAGTGATACTTAGCGTAATCCAGCCACCTGTCGTAACGTTTCTCAATATATTTATTCAATGCCTCACTTGCCATAGTCGTCTTTATTTGATATATTTGTTGTTGATTATGAGTGGGTGGCGCTGTGAGGCGCTGCCTTTCTTTATTTAAAATATTTGTACCTTTCTTTTTCGCTAATCGAGTAACAAAATAGAATAGGCATCCTAATGATTTTAGAATAATCCATATAATAAGAAACAATTCACCTATACATATTAAGATAATAAAAGGAGCGGTTAGTAATGATGCTATGATTCTTATATCTATTTTCATGCTTATTCCTCCTCTTCGTTCGTATCAAAAAGATTGGCTACCATATCGACAATATTTGTCTGGATATTATCTTCAGCCCCCAATACGGCATTACTGATGTGCTTTTTCTCTTCGATGATCCGATAGAGCTTTTGGTCGATTGTCCGACGGCCGAGCAGGTAGTAGCAATTCACAGAGTCTTTCTGCCCGATGCGATGGGCACGGCTTTCTGCCTGATCACAATCTGCATACGTCCAAGGTAGCTCAATAAAGGCGACATCGCTGGCTGCTGTGAGCGTAATACCGGCACTGGCCGCTTTAATGGAACAGATGATAACGTCCGTCTTCGGATTCTTTTGAAAGGCATCGACAGAAGCCTGCTTCTCCTGCATATTCTGTCGTCCGGTGACGCAGACGGCGGAAGGAAAAGCTATCATCAGGCGGTCTACAATTTCATGCAGGTTACAGAACAGGATGATCTTTTTCCCATTCTCCCGAAAGTCCTTCACGAAGTCGATAACCTCTTTCAATTTACCGCGTGCAGTAATATCTTTCAGAATACCAATACGAACCATCACTTCCCCTTTCAGTGACTTTTGGATTTTTTCATCATCTGCTTCCTTGTAGCGTTTCAGGTAATCGATCAGATCGCGCTCCGCATCCATATATTCCTTGCGGTTCGTTATCTCACAGGAAACAATCTGACGCACTTTATCCGGTAGTTGGGTGAGTACTTTCGACTTTTCTCTGCGGAAGAAGCAGTGTTGCCATAGCTTATAATTTAGCTCCTTTAGATTGCTCGCTTGGTTAGGACCGGAACAGTACCGAAGCATAAAACCTTTCCATCCACCCATATCGATCATGCGATCCATAATACCCAATTGTGCAACCAGATCCTTTGGTTTGTTGACAACAGGTGTCCCAGTCAGCAAGATGATATATTCTTTCCCGGATGCAATGCCTTTGCAAAACTTGGTCTGCTGGGTGGCCGTTGATTTGACTTTATGCGATTCGTCGATTATCACGGACTTGAACAGTTTGATCGTGTTGTGAAATTCGACATCTTTCAATGTCCATTTCTCTGCTTTCATGATCCGCCGGACAAAGTATTTTCGTAGGCTTTCGTAGTTTACGATAAAAACCTGGTTCATGCCTGTCTGCCAGAAGAAAGGCCAGCTATCGCGGACGGAATCGGTTAATACCATCGCTTTCTTGTCTGTAAACTTATGCCATTCCCTTTGCCAATTGATCTTGACAACATTCGGGCAGATTACCAGGCAGGGGAAGGCGTCGGCCTTGTTGATAGTGGCGATGCTTTCAAGTGTATTGTGCGTTACAATATAATTGTTTGTCAGATACAAATGATCCGGAGCGGTTACGCTTATACATACGGAATCTTCCTCTCTAATATATTCGATAGACGAGATATACCGTGAACAATAGTTCGTCTTTTTGATGTTCCATTCGGCAGCTTTCCGTTCGAGGTAGAACGGGCAAACCTTGATCCTCACGTTTACTTGAAACTCCACGCCTTTACCTTCATTTCGCCTGTCGTACCTGCGTATGATCGCCTGTCCTCCAAGGGAACGTACCAAAAGGGCAATGTCACGTGCCATGCCATAGGAAAGGGTACTGTAGGTGATCCTGTTTTTCTTTCCCGATCCATCTGTATCCATCAAACCGCGTAAGAGGTCGATGCGCTGTTCCACCGATCCGTGCATGTATTCGTATGGTATGAATTTCTCTACACTCGGTTTGTCTGCTTTGAGCCGTTTGATCTCTTGGTAAAAACGATTTTCGTGGACTGTCGGATTCTTTGTAATGTTGTATCGCGGACACGTGGCGTAATCGTCCCGTATCAATAGCATGTCGCCGGGTAAAAGTTTTCTTACCCTTTCGGCAATAGCCACATCCATATCCGGTGTAGAGAAAGACAGTTTTCCGTTACCACCGCAAAGATGGCCGTCTCCCAAAAGTACCCCCATGATGTAAGGATGGATGATGTATAATCTTTCCTTGTACTTCACAGGTTCACACATTGGGATTTCCCATTTCCGTCTTGTATGGTTATGGCCAAAACCTTTCAGGTTGTAGGTTACGCCGGAATCCATGATCTCCTGTGTTGTCTTGGTGATCCATCCTTTCCCCTTTCTTCTACGGTTGACATCTCGGACACACCACAGATGTTCTGGCCCGCATTCACAGGATACGCCATCAGAGAACGTAACTTTGAACACGCGGCGTTCTTTTTGTGGAAACACGCCGCTTACGGCATATACATTTCCGTCCCTGCCGAATATCTCGTCTCCAATTTGTAACTCTCCGATCCGTCTGAAGCTGTTTGGAGTAGCCACGTAACTACTGACCGGTTGTTGTTTACCAAGTCCCATATCGTCTCCATTGATAAACCGTTTCAGTTGCAAGCCTCGTGCAATTCCTTGCAGTTGATAGGGGTAAGGCTGTACTTTCAGTCCATGTTCTCCGTCTAGTTCCGGCATTTCCGGTATTTGAAAAGCAACATCCTCCTCTGTCTGTGATTGTGCAATCGTTCCCCATTGTACCGGTTCGAAATGGCGGACGTAATAAGTCAATTGATCCAATTCTGCTTTGCATTTGTTGGTTGCCGGAATCAGCCATGCGCCCGTTTGTTTGTCCCACCAGCGGATGGAAACAGAGCTTTTCAGCTTGTCTACAACCTGCTGGCGGTATCTGTCAAACTTCACCGCATAACATTGCCCTTTTTCTGTATTTTGCAGTGTAATTGTCATAGTGGTAGGTGTTATGCAAATTCGTCAAACGCTTTTATCTCTTCGGTGACATCCTCCATTTCTGCTTTTTTCTTGCGGCCGCGTTTCTTCGGCTTCGGCTCTGCTTCTCCGGTAATATCTGCTTCTTCGGGAACATCGAAATCGAACGATTCTTGTTTGATTCCATATTTTCCGCCGAACAGGTAAGCGTCCACTTCGTAGTCAAGTCGGCTGACCGCCTGTTTTAAAGCATCTCCATACGGATATCCCTCGCCGGATTCGTCTTCGAATTTTGTAAACGGGACGGAAAGGTTAAGGACTTGTCCGCTTTTCAATAGCTTTTGTGCCTGGATAGAAACACCGGCCGATTCGTCTGATCCACCTTTGCTATACCCCGTGACAACGATATTTTTCAGTTTCTCATTCAGATCATCATCCGAAGGATTTTCGATATTTACAACTCCGGCTTCTTGCATTTCGCAAATCTTGACGGCATGAGTCTTTAACAAACTCATGGCATATAACAGGTCCGGATGAACGAATTGCTGGGATGATTTGGTTACTTCGTTCTTGTAGTTTGCTTCTACAAATCGCTCTGTATAATCTGCCGTTACCTGGTTGTTCTTGAGCTTAACTTTTTGAATTTCATACACAGGTTGTTCTTTTACTAATTCATCTTCCATACTTTTTAAAATTTAGGATTGTTATAACTTTGGGGCGCTAAGGCCATTTCTGCTTTTGCTTTACTGATTACAGTGCGACACCATTCCAGTTGATGAGTCGCGGTCCGGTTCAAACGCTCACACCAATCGACAAGATATTGTTCATCTTTGCACAGACTGTCAATGATAGCATTTACTGCCTTGGAGGTAGCCCCGGCACGTGAGGCTGTTTCCCGTAACGTATCGAAGACTTCCGATTTCTTTTTCCCGTTCAGATGGTATTTGGCATCTGCTAACAGTTTCCCGGTCCGGGCGATATAGACGGCAAGGTCGTTTCCACGTAGGACAGCTTCTTGGACTTCTTCACTCATGGTAATATTCAGATAGGAATCAATAGCTGCCAACTCGTTGGATATTTTATCTATGGGTGTGATGTTTAAATTCATGTCTGTTTGTCTTTAAAATATATCTTCCGAAAAAAAGGATATCCTATTTATTTTCAACCGAACAGCATCCACCACCGGAAGGCAAGTTCTTCGTATTTTTCTTTACCTTTCTGGTAAATCGTATCGCCTCGTTTAATGAATGCTTTGAACACTTTTTGATTTTTCTTGGAGATACCATAGATGAAATCCTGCCGACTGCCTGCGATATCCATATACCAGGCGCGGGAACGGTCCCAATCGAAAAAGTCAATAGCTTCATCGAATTGTTTTTGTGTGCTGGCAAAAGTGCTTTTCAGGTCTCCCCCAAATCCGTAGGTCGGAAGCCACCAGTCCCATTTGCACCGGGTATCGAGTGTGTATTTGAAGTTGCCATATTGGAAACATTGGTTCTTATTGACCATGAATCGTTGAGTTTCCGCCTTAGCAAGCACTTGGGCCAGGAAAGGATCGTGTCGGGCTTCCATGCGGAGGGACTTCTTCATGGCTTCTGCCAGTTCCCAATCCTCGCCGGAATACAATATATCGTCCACCATGCGTTTGTCATACCTGACCCTTTCCGGTTCGGTAATCATCGCATCGATTAGGCTGCCGAATTTGAAGGCTTTCTCCTTATCCCCGTATTGGGTACGGGGATAGAGGAGGTTCTTTAGTTCCGTAAGGTCCGAGTTACTAACCTCCGACCGTTGGTAATACGTATCTTGCATCTTCTTCCTTGAGTTTTAGATATTCAATGACTGCAAAGTCAAATTCGAAATTGTAGGTGTTATCCATCAGCCACCGGAACCATTTGCGGCCCTCTTCCGTATCGAGAATCTTTTTCAGAATACTTGGCTCGCGTCTGTATTTTCCGAAGTTTATCCATGAGGACAGATAGAGTTTCTTTTTCATATCATTTGGCTGTTACATCATCGATATACTTTACATATGCGGATTGGATTTGCTCTCCGTCCTTATTCACAACTTTCTCGCAGTAGGTAATCATCTTCTTATGTACCTTCTCTAGATCCTCCATGCTCATATTGATTCCTTCGCGCATGAACCACATCTGATATACCTGCATGAATCCTTGTGGATTGGTTATCTGGATCTTCTTCTTGACCTTGGCTTTCGTTGGAGTAGGGGACATGCTGGCTGCTGAGAAATCAAATGCTGCCTGTACTTCGGCAGCAGACTTTTCAGCAGCCGCTTTGGCCTTAGCCTCTTCTTCCCGGCGTTTGCGTTCTTCTTCCTGCTTTTTTCTTTCTTCCGCTTCCTGTTGTTTTCGCTCTTCTTCCATACGGGCAGCTTCAACCGCATTGGTACGGCGTAGCTCTTCCTGTTCTTCCAGTTGTTTGCGGAGGCTGGGGAGTTTGTCGATCAAATCCTGCTTTGTACCCTCTATTTCAAAACGGTAACGTTCTGTAAAATCTTTCTTCTTTTGTATAGCGACTTCATTTTTTATTGCTTTACGGGTTTCTGCGTCCATATAGAAGGTTTGTTTGTTGTCAGAAACGTTTTCTACAAAAGCACTCCAGGAGAAATTTATACTTGTTTCGGATATTCGTCGGCATACATCGTTGTAGGTAGCGAGAGTAGTGCGGTTGAACATGCTGTTTAGTGCATTGATATGCTTTTCAACGTATGCGGCATACGCTGTATCCAACATGACAGAGATATCCGATCGGTATTGAGCCTTTTCGTTCTCCAACATCTGTTTACGGCGAGCTTCCTCTTCCCGTCGTTTTTGTTCGGCAATCTTCTTGGCCGCGTATTTGTTACGGGCCTGTTGGAGCTTATAAGGAATAGTGGTGACCGATTTGACGTCGATAGCCGATTCCAAAGAGGTAAAAGACTTGCTGACCGTAGCCAGAAGTTGCGTCAATGGCTTACGACGCTTGTTCATGTTTTCTATTGTTATTTTCGTCTTTGCCAAATACTCTGAGACCTTCGCATCCAGTTCATCCGAGCTAATACCTCCTTCCGCTTCAATGGTGTCCAGAAGTGTTTGTCCGGCTTGGTTACATGTCGATACGGAAGTTTGGTTGCGTTGCAAGGTGGCAGGAGCCGATTGCATGATCTGATTGAATTCTTCCACTTTAATAAGAGAATTGTTAGCTTGTGTATCCATTGTGATAAATTTTTAAGTGATTGATCGAGTTTATTAAAATCCGGCGTCTTCATCTTCCTGTGATATTGGGGTTGTTATACCTGATGCGGGTACCGGTTCCGCTTGTGGTTGCTCTCCGAATTCCTGTAAAGGGTTTTCCGATTGAGGTTGGAGGGCTTGTGGCTGCTGTCCGGGTTGATTGGGCTGAATAACGGTTGTTTGTTCTAATCCGTAGTCAATATCCTGCGGTTCTTCTTGAGTTTCGAATACAGTAAACTTTCCGGTCCGGACTTTGGGATATCCGTCGAATGCGTGTTTAATCAGTTTGCTTTCCAAGAACCCAGGATCGATACCGCCTTCGTTTGAAGTATAGAGGGCATTCGCCTTACCTTCTTTTTGACGGGTTTGCGGATTCCAACGTTGGTTGTTTTTGTAGCTGTACGCCTCTAAGCGTTTGATATCACCCTCCATCATCCAATGCCAGTCTACAGTCCCATCGGCGCGGACAATACGGATAAAACCACCGATCACCTTATTTGATTTGCGGGGACAGGCCGCCTGATAGGTAACGGTCTTTACTCCGTCAACCAATCCCGGTGAGAATGTGTCACCTTCATAGCAAACAACCGGATTATCTACATACCGGACCTGTCCGGCACGCTGGCGCATAACCAATTCCCCATAACCGGTGATGGAAAGGTAAGCACGCAGTTCATAGATATCGTTGCCATTGTTGTCCTTATAGCCGGTCTTCGTGCTGCGGGGGAGAATATAGCAGTGGGGGCGTCCTGTGGGATCAAGAGACAGGCCGTTTACGGCAATATCTAAGAAACAGCCGTACAGGGACAGGGGAGAACATCTTTGCAGTTCCGGCTTGTCTTGTAAGATTTTCCGGAAGTTGAATTTTTCCTTTTCATAAATCTGTGCTCCTTGGCTGGTTCCCCAGATCGCATTGTACATGAGTATGAACTTCTGTTCAACCCGGCTATCATCCGCTATCATGAGCGGATTTAGCTGATTTAGTTCAGCTACTTTAATTTGAATTTGATTTGACATGATTCTATTGTTTAAAAATTAATTACCAATGTTTCTTTATCGTGTAAACCATTGCCACGCAACCAGATGCCGTAACTATATGCTGGAAATACCCCAAGCAAATAGCGATAATACCAAGTATGGCAAGCGTTCCAAACAGGATGTAAAATCCCCACCTCGCTATTTGAGCGAGTTTCCAGTAATTTGTTTTCATACATCAATGATTAATTGGCAAAAGCCGTTTACTTGTCTTTGAAATAGCGAGTTGGATTTATATTGTAAACATCCTCCGATAACCCTTTATCTGGAGTGCCTTGCCGTGTTAATAATTCATTTAGTAATCGTATGGATCCAGAGCGCATTTATACAAGTCTTCCAACCTGTATTCGATTTTGCCTGGCCGTTTGTAACGCTGTAAAGTACCTTCTGATACCCATCGTTCCACATTCTGCCGTCCAAAGCGGATATGTGCTTCCTTTTGTCCGATAAACTCTCTGGTACCGGCTTGTATCTTGGTGATTTGCCAAGCGAGGTATTCAAGTTCGATTTTCCGAAAAGAAGGAATGTTTGGATAGGTTGTGTCGGTCTGCATGATTATTCGCTTTTAAAAAGATTCTTTTCGTTTGCATATCGCATAAACTCCGCCATAGAGTGTATCGAGAGTTTTCGGAACACGTTCTTCCGATGATTCTTTACGGTGTGGGACGATATAAAAAGCGCTTCCGCAATCTCTTCGTCTTTCTTGCCATAGTAGCAAAGCTCCATTACCCGAAGTTGACAATCTGAAAGTGTACTGTTGAACTTCGGTTCACAGATTTTCTTGAAGCCATCGCATTCCCCACGCAGCGGACAACCGACAAATTCAAACTTGAAGTTCCAGTTCTCATCAATATCGATCATATTGTCATACAACCCGAAGTTGCATTTGATAAATCGGCGTACAGCCAAGAAATCCCGATAGCATTTATTTCCATCGTAACGGGCGTAATATTTACGGAGTGCCGTGTAAGCTTCCGGATAAAACTCTTCCAGCACCTCTAGAAAACGCTGAATAAAGTCGGTATCCGATTCCTTTAACTGGCGCTCCGGCTGTCCCTGTTCTTTGATGATTACTTCACCGGATGGAGTGGTATAGAATTCTATTGCATGCATGATTCTCCCTCCGGAAAAAGAATTTCTATAGGTGCGCCTAATTCTTTAGATATAGCCTTTTTGCAAAGCTTATCGGGGCTGAATGTGCCTCTTAACCAATTGTAAACAGTTTGTTCGGTACGCTCTGTTGCATTAGCAATCCGGCGAACGAACTCCTGCTTGGGCGTTGGGATTTTATCAAGTGCTTCGTATCTGTCTTTGAAAGACAGCTCACTTGCTCCATGACTTTGTAGGGTTAATTTTTCCATTTTTTACCTCCTTACATTATTATATATATACTAATTTCTTTACCTTTGATGTTGTATTAATTATTACAGGTGCAAATATATACTATAATATTTTAGTATATGTGGTTTTATGCTAAAATATTATAGTAATTAAGAGTATTTAAGATTTATGACAAATAAGATATCTTTGGCTATTTCTAGACTATCGCTGATTATCAGTCTGATTTCTGTATCATGTGTGCTTTTGCGCTGTGAACCAATGACTGTGGATTGGATGGGTGTATTGGTCGGTGTTTTGTCTTTGTTGGTAGCATCTCTTGCGGTATTTTTTGCGGTTAGTTATTTGACAGTTGAGAAAAGGATAAGGAGTGCTTTTGAATTAAAAATGAAAGAGTCTTTTGAAGACTTTGAAACCAAAACAGTTAAAGGTATAATTAGTGAACAACATAAGATAATAGACATGCTAAGAGATTATTTTCTTGCAAAGAAAGATCTTAGCTCCTATGTAACATCTCTTATCTATAGTTTAGATATGGCGGTTAGAGTTAACCAACAAGATACAATAGATTTAGTTATAGGTTGTCTTATTGATGTATACTCAGAAGTTAATGTGGCTAAAACATTGAATATAAAACAACATAATATTGATAAGCTGTTTTTATTACTTGATGATCTATCTGGAAGGAATACTCATATTTTGTTGAGCAAGCTTGAGTTCGTTTATGATCGTCCTTGCGGTGATACGCCCAAGACGTAATCCATCATTGAAGGACTTGATGTCTTTTTCTATATACTTGTAATATTCATGTAGAAAGATGGTATCACAAGCTGTTCTAACTTCTTGTGGAAGTCCAGATGATTGTCTGATATAATCTTTGTTTGTCATAATGGCAAGTATTAAATGTTTTCGCAAATATACTAAAATATTAAAGTATGCAATTATGTAAAGCTGAAATAGTGCAGAAAGCGATAGAGCTGATTTCTAATTCAACCTTATCAAATTATAAGATTGCTAAAGATACGGGTATAACGGAAGCTTCTATAGGAAATTATAGAAACGGAAATACAAGACCGACTTTGGCGAATGCTAATATCATAATAGATTATTTCAATAAAAAGGAATTGGAATTGTCTGGTTCTAACTTAGTTATTAATACCGAAACAGAATATAAAGAAGCTATGGAGAAAGGATTAAAGTTATTGCCAGAGGTTGATTTCAAGTTCTCAGGCGGAAATGCAGAGTTGTTAGGAAGTACAGACTCTGTAAAGCGATATTGGTATTTACCTGATTGTAAAGATTGCGAAGCAATTGCCCAAGTCGCAGGTAATTCGATGGCTCCGGCCTATCCATCCGGTTGCTGGATTGCTTTGAAACGTTTCAGCTTTGAGAAAGAGTTCCCTAATCAAATTCCGTTTGGGAATGTATTCGGAATTGTTGTCGAAGATAAGCAGACCGGAGATTATCATGGTCATATTAAGATCTTGCGTCGCTATAGTGATCCCTCTTTGGCCAAGCGATTTTGGATAGCCCGGTCTGTAGATCGGGAGAACCATGATGATTTTGATATCGATATTGAACAGGTGCGTGGTTTGTGGATTGTGAAGCAGCATGTGGTTGCGGATGTAATATTGTAGACTTATCCTTTCACAAGGAAATAGTAAACATAATAACTGTGATCGCAGAGGTAATATTGCTACGGCGTTGGGGTTGTTTAAATAAAAAAGAGTTATGGAGATACATCATTATACATCAATTGAGAATTTAGCTCTCATATTGAAAAATAAAACGATACGTTTTACAAGACTTGATAAGGTTGATGATAGCGAAGAAGCAGGATTATCCTGTAAAAATATCCAACTTAGTTATTATACTTTCGTGTCATGTTGGACCGATAGTGAAGAGGAAAGTATTCCTTTATGGAAAATGTATGCTGGTAAAGAGATGCACGGAATAAGAATTAGCCTAGATAGTGATATGTTCTTAAAGTATCATATTCCTAGTGGAAGGTTTTATGGAGTTGATGTATATTCGAAGAATGAAAAAAGTTCAATACTGCCGATTGAAAAGATAGTAACGAAAGATTACTTAGTAGTTCCTTCATTTAATGATTCGGAAATGTTCTTTAAGAAAGTATTATATGTGGATAATCCATTTTCTGAAATGAGAGATGTTGTGCAAATACAAGATATGGGAAATGGGGAAGGAGCAATGAAAATGAATCTAAAAAAGATAGGCTTATATAAACGAAAATGTTGGGCTTTTCAAAAAGAACATCGTTTCACATTGACTATTTTACCTAATATTTGGGGAGATATAGACATAAACCAGATGCCAAAACGGATTATGCAGGCTGTATATGATAGAATCCCTCCCAAGCTTTCTTTTTTTGATTTAGAAATAAATCCTGAATTATTATCAAAAATGAAAATAACACTTAGCCCTATCTGTTCGGAGGCAGAAAAGGTGATAGTTGAGTCTATAGTTCAGAAATTTGCACCTAAAGCCATAATTAGAGAAAGTATGCTTAAGGGCTTAATTAATAGATGATTATTCCTTTAAGTAAATAATTTTCTCTATTTCATCATAATGGTATTTGAGTGATAAATAATATGAATGATGAAATAAGTAACGATAGTAAGCTTCATTAGCAAAAAATCCTCTCATTAATAAATTGAAACTAAGCGAGTTTACTAAAATTGATTTTCTGGAATCTATTAATGTACAGATGAGAGTTTGATAATGATCATCTATTGCATTAAAGCAATCATATAAGATACAATTTTTTGTCATAACTTTTAATTTAAAATATAAATAGATGGAAGATAAAGACAAAATAATAGCCTCACTCCGGAAGCAGCTCAAGGAAGCTGTTAGCCGGTGTAATGCCTTAGAGCAAGAAAATGCTCTATTGTCATATCAACTTGAAAAGATGGAGGAAAGATGTCCGGAATCACATTAAAGATAGACAAAGGTCAATCTTCCGCTTTCTCCGAGATTATGGGATTGCTCCAGTCTTTTCCTGGATTAAAGGAATGCAAGAAACATTATTCGGTAAAGCTGACGGAAGAAGAGGTTTTCCGGTTCCGGAATGAACTGGATCAGATTATGCAACTATTGCCGCAATTGAGGGAAAAGGAGTGGTTCGATATTCCGGCTTACGGGACGGATGAATGGGCTAACTGGATGATAGATTTACACAGAAAAAATATGTAACTTTGGAGGGTGGTTTACAAATAGTTTACAGTCATATATGTAAATGATTAGAAATTAATAGATTAAAATATATGTCAGACAGTATTGTTATTATTCCCACGTATAACGAAAAGGAGAATATAGAAAATATTATTCGGGTTGTATTTGGGTTGGAGAAAGAATTTCATATTTTGATTATAGATGATGGATCGCCCGATGGTACGGCAGGTATTGTAAAACGGCTGCAAAAAGAGTTCCCCGAACGCCTTTTCATGGTGGAACGTAAAGGTAAGTTAGGATTGGGTACGGCTTATATCTGCGGATTTAAATGGGCAATAGAACATAAATATGATTTTATATTCGAAATGGATGCAGACTTCAGTCATAACCCGAATGATCTTCCCAAATTATATGCGGCCTGTATGGAACAGGGTGGTGATGTCGCAGTCGGTTCCCGCTACTGTAACGGTGTGAATGTCGTGAACTGGCCATTGGGACGTGTGTTGATGTCCTATTATGCTTCCGTATATGTTCGTTTTGTTACTGGAATGAAAGTACAGGATACGACAGCCGGTTTCAAATGCTATCGTCGTGAGGTGCTTGAGACGATCGATCTGGATCGTATCCATTTCAAAGGATATGCGTTCCAGATAGAAATGAAGTTTACGGCATATAAGTGTGGTTATAAAATCGTGGAAGTCCCCATTATTTTTATCAATCGTGTATTAGGCACTTCCAAGATGAACTCCTCTATCTTCGGGGAAGCACTGTTTGGCGTATTGAAATTGAAATGGTGGAGTCTGTTTCGTAAATATCCCCAAAAAGGGAATCGAAAAGCGATTGCCGGATAA